CAGTTCATCGAGCCAGTACAGCAGCTCGTCATCGCTGCGCGTATCCGCCACGCCGTCGTCGATGATCGCCTTCAGCAGTTCGTAGGTACGCTGGATGGCGGTCCGCTCGGGGCCGGTCTCCGGCAGTGCAGCCAGCCGGGCGTCGATCATCGCGTGACACTCGGCGTCGTCGTACCAGCCATGTCCGTCGCCGCGAAGCTGGTCCCCGAACCCCTTGAGTTCCGCTTTGATCGCAAGCCGCAGGGCGGCGGGTTCCCCGATGGCCGAGAGTTCTTCCTTGGTGAGCGCGTGAATGCGGGCCATGTCAGATGTCCAGTACGTCGCAGAAGTTGGAGAACCGGGTGCGGTTGACCATGATCGTGTTGCGCTCGGCCACGGTCAGGCCAAACCAGTCGAGAATCTGGTCATACACCTCCTCCAGCGAGCGATACGGGTACATGATCCCGCCGAGGTTGATGTCGCGGGTCCCCGTGCCATTGACAGAGATCGCTGCCGGCCAGGGGCCGAGGATGCCGGTGCTTCCATCCACGCCAGCGCCACGCACTTTCCCGCCCGCAATGAACATGGCATAGGCCCATGCGTGATCCGTTCCAGCGCCGCCCTGAGTCCACAATGTCCGGCCGAAATCGGTAGGGTCCGTGACCACTACGTCATCCCACACCCCGATGGCGATCATCGCGTTGCGGAATGCGGCAAGTCCGTCGCCATACTGCTGCGCGAGGGATGTATAAGTGCCGTCACCCTCGAATCGGACCTTCTCGCTACCGTGCGTGTCGTAGTCTCCGATGGACGCAGCGATTGCCATTCGGATGGGCAAAGCGCCTGCGTTTGCATCCACCGCCGCCTCGATCACCCGAGCGATGCGATGGAACATCGAATACCACCACCCCTTATCCGTCACTTGCCCGAACGCGGCATCGACTCCGTACAGCGGACCCCCCGCTCCGGGAATCGTGATCTGCACCGGATTCAGGAGGTTGCTGCCATCAAGGGCGGTCTGGAATGCAGACTTCCACCGCTGATGACGCGGGCTTGTCGGGCTGGCTGCAAGCGAGATCGCTTCCGCCAGCTTGTTCCGCACGTTCACGGATGTCGCTGTGACGTGCATCGTCATGGCGACCTGCAGCCCGGCAGAAGACCCACTCGGACCAGCAGGCCCGAATCGGGGCAACGTGAACGGGGAGATCACATCACCCCGGTGCATCTGGTAGTGCGGAACATTCGGGTTGATGACGATGGTGTGAAGGTTCGAGAACGATGTCGCCAGTTCGTTCGTCGAGGACACTGTGTCCATCACCTGTCCGATCCATCCTGCGCTGCGCTTATCCAGAGTACCGTTCATGTTGATGTGATGCTCTTGAAAAGCATCGTGCGCACCAACCCCCAAAGGGAGACGGTACGCCGTCCGGTAGTCAGGAATATCCGTCAGCCGGTCAGGCAGGGGTTCTTCCAGCACTCCACAATGCGGGACGATGGCGAGGTCGCCTTCAGTCCACGGCTTGCCTGCGCCAATCAGCCCTGAATAGTTTGGGTGCAAAGCAAAGTCCGGGCTGGTTCCGAGCTTGTTTGCCAGTGCGGCGAGGACGACCGCTTGGCTGTACACCCCTGCGTTCTCGCCGTACCGATGCGCGGGACGATTTTGCCACCACTCCTCCAACTGGCTGCGGGTGGGGGCGTTCGTTGTCCCGAGTGGGACGAGTTTCGCGAAAAGACTCTCGCCACCGAATTTATAAGTGGTGACGAGGAAGCGATTCCCGGTAAGCGGAGATTGCGGCATTAGATTTGCTCCATTGCTTGCGGCAGCATGTCTACGCAGGACAGGGCCAGCGCGGCGCGGCGATCCAACTTCATCGCGTTGTCCGGTGCTCCGTACTCGGCCGCCGAATCCAGCGCCGCTTGATCCAGAATCTCGATCACCTTCAGCCGCGCAGCCGAGGGAATGGTCCGCCCGCACAAGACTACTTCGATGGCGCGGTCTACTAGCTGCGCATTTGTTGGGGATCCAGCGACCATATAGGTCATGTCCCACACACCATGACGCCGGGTGAGAATCCCGGCATACGTTCCGTTCTTGCTGTGGTGTATCGAACCGCGAGGCATTCCGTTCCAGAGCGCGAGAACACCCTCGGGGGTCCAGAGGCTTGCCGCCCGACCGAGATACCCATCGTCTATTTCGTAATCAAACGGGTAGTCGTTGAACACCGTGGCAGTGATGCCCCACTCGGCGGGGACTTTGCCTGGGCCGTTGTTGGCGGAGCCGGAGTCAACCCATCCGGTGTTCTCGACGCCCTCGAATAGCGAGGCGTTCAGGGGTCTCGCAAACTCGAAGGTGTACGTACCGGTGGTGCCGGTGTAGGCGGTGTTGAGGGTCAGCGTGGTGTTTGTTGCCCACGTTGCTGTGGCGGTAGAGAGTAGTCCTGTTCCACTGACCCGCCATGAGCCGTTGTGTGCCTGCAGCGGAAGATTGTCTCCAGCCGCCACAGTAGCGGTGGTGGAGCCGTTCGTCACGCTGACAGAACAGGTATACCCAAACTCAGCAACATCCCGCTGCTCTGCCGCACGCCACGCGGACGCGAGTGCCAGATGAATGTCGAGAGCGCGTCCGAACCGATCCGCGTCCTTGCTTGCAATCGTGCCCCGCGCCTCGGGGTCGAGGTAGATCGCGCGCATGATGTCGCGGACACTGCCACGCACGCCGAGCCCGTTGTCCTGCGCCGCCGCTACCACCCGCCGGACATACTGCGGGGTCGGATTCTCCGTCACCAACTCGCGAATGAAATGCAGGCAGAAGTAGACGAGGAATGTGTCGTGGTTGTACAGCCAATCGCAGACTTCTTCGATCTTGCCGTAGACGTTTTCGCCTTGAACGAACTTGGTTCCGAGCGTTGGGACCCCGCCGTAAGCCGCACGGGTGATCCCTGGAGTCGGCATGTCCACCGCGCCCCGGTAGTGATCTGTTGCCGTGCAAACAAGTTCCGCCGACGTGCCACTAAGGTTGAGGCCAGAAAACAGCCGCGCCGCATTCAGCACATCCAGATAGACGTAGGTAGGAATACGGTTTCCAAACGCATCCAACTTAAACGAGCCGTCAAGGTTTAGTTCCCACTGGCCGAGAGTGAACAACTGGAACAGTTCTCGGACCCAGTTCTGATTTGGCTCAACGTCATAAAGCTGAAACGCCGGTTCACGCCCTTTGTTGTTGATGTTGTCGAGAAACCACTGCGGGTAGCGCGCATACGCCAGCCATCGAACGTAGTCTTGAAGCGTGCCGTCCATCATGTCGAACAGGCTATTCTGCGTGCGCTCCCACGCGCGGCTCGTTGTCTCCGACAGGATGTTGCCGATTGCCAACTGCTTGTTCCAAGCGGCGACGATCCGCCCCCTGAACGTGTCCGGGCTGTGTCGCCAGACTAGCGAACGGTACTGCCACGAGGCAGCGAGCGAACGGCGGCCCGCGTTATCTCCCGCACCAGCTCCCTCGGTTATTACAGGGAATGTTCCTGCAGTGGCCGGAAATGCTCCCCCGTGGTAGCGGTAAGCGCCGTCGTACAGCAAGTCAAATTCTTCGCCAGCCGTCCGCCCGGACGACAGGAGCGTTTGCGCCTCCCCGGGGAACTCCCCGAAGCCAGCTTGCCGCAGGAACCGACGAGAGTCGGACAGGTCGGCAAACGCCACGTCGAAACCGGGGTCGTAGACCGGGTTGTATTCCGGCCCGGTGTAGCGCGCGTACACCCGAACGGTGCTGGTGCCACTGCCGCTGATCACACGCGCCTGAATGCCGACGATGCCGCGGGCGGTGATCACCTCGTAGGTGTTCATCGCGTCTTCACGCAGGACTTCCCAACTCGCGTGGTCCGGGTCGAGCAGCGCGTTCACGTCGGTCGTGGTGTATATCGCGACGATGTTTCCGTCCGGGTTCTTTTCGACCGTGACCGGGCGCGAGACCTCGTCGATGTCCCAGATCACGCCAGTCCCGTTGGCGGTCAACGTGCTGTCGATCGCGTCGCCGTTGGAGACGGCGGAGCCGCCCCCGCCGGTGCCTGTCTCTAGCTTTAGTCGAACCCTCGAACGGATGCCCATGGTTACGCCTCCGGCAGCACGTCGCCGAAGCCGGCGGCAGACACATCGACCTGTGTGCTCGTCGCGCAGGTGGCGACCAGCTCGCAGCTCTCGAACTCCGACAGCAGCAGGATCATGACCATGTGCCCGTTTGCAGCCAGCGTGGTTGGGTCCGCCGAGGCGAACATGGTCACCGGGCCGGGGGTCTGGAAGTCGGCCGTCTGCGCCGGCGCATGCGCGCTGGGAACGACGCCGCCCCGGGTGGCCCGCAACCCGACGGTGAAGCCGGTCAGCGCCGCTGCGCCCACGTTCTCCAGCTGCACCGACATCGAGTCGACGTTCTGTGCATCGAGCACGGCCAGCACGGTCGGCGTCGAGGTGACTGTGATGCGCTGCCGGGTGTATTCACGAACGAGCCTGCTCATGGATGCTCCTACTTGTAGTAAGCCACGTTGACGACGGCAGTGCCGGTCTGGGAGATGATGCGGAGTTTCTGCAGCTGGGTGCTGAACACCCGCTCCACGTTGACCGCCAACGGCATACCGATCAGCGTGGTGGGGTCCACGCCGTCATCCCGCCAGCGGATGGCGTTTCCTGTGCACACGATGTGCGCGATGGTGGTGCCCGTGGGCACGGTCAGCGAGGCGGCCGTGGTCACGCTAAGCTGCTGGTAGCCATTCGGAATGGCGCAATCGAACGGAGTCATCTGCTTCCCTCTAGGTAGCTGGCCCGGAGACCATCTGCTGTGCTTCCTGCGCCGGCGTCTGCGGCATCTCGGGCTTGGGCGGCTGGTTCTCCTGCCCCTGCCCCGTCTTCATCCCTTCGAGTTGGCCCTGCATCTGCTGCATCTGGGCCATGTGCGCCTGAAACTCCTCGACGCTGGGCACGGTGCCCGGCGCGAACTCCAGCCCCTTGGCCAGCTCGTGCAGCACGTTCACCAGCAGCGTCGGGGGCACCAGCTGCGACTGGATCGCCGGCAGCGCGATCTGCAGAAACTCAAGGCGCCGCTGGTTGAGCAGCTCCTTCAGCAGCAGGCCGCTCGCGCCCTTGGCTTGGATGAACGCATCGCCCTTGATCGACTCGTCCTCGCCATAGAGCATCAGCGAATAGTAGAGCCGCTCGATCGTCGGCACGATGATGTCGGTGTCGATGTTGTTGGCGACGTTCTTGATGCCCTTGTTGGCCGCATTCATCAGCATCGACAGGCCGGCCGCGGTCCGCCCCGCGCCCCCCACGTGCTGGTCGCCCATCATGTAGCGCGGCAGCGACGAGAACTCGTCTGCCAGCACCGAGAACTTGTCGAACACGCCGACCAGCTCGGCCGCGTTGCTGCTGGGCTGGTAGAACTCCACCGGTGGGCGGGAATCCGCCGACCCGAAGTCGCCGCTCTGCACGACCCACGAGCGCAGCGGGAAAATCTGCCGGATGTCCTCGCCGGCCGCCATCCGATCCTTGTTGATCATGATCTGCGGGCCGGAGGCGAGCGACATGTTGTTCATCAGCGCCCGCACGGAGGCGTTGCACACGGCCTGCACGTCGCGCAACTGCTCGCCCAGCCCCACACCCCAGAACGACCCGGGGAGCTTCTCCCAACTCGTCACGCTGTAGGGCACGCGCGCCAGCGGGTCATGGTTCAGCAGCGCCTTGATTGTGTACGGCCCGACCACCCACACGTTGGCCGGGTATTCGAGGTCCGGGTCCAGCCCCTCGGGGTCCATGCCGAAGTCGATCAGCATCTGCCCCTGTATCCGCCCCCAGAACTCCAGCGCCTCGATCGTCGGGTGCGGGTCCGCCGAGCCCATGGGCGACTGGTTGCCCAGCGCAGAGGCTTCTGCCGAGTCGACTGACTGGTAGCTCGACAGCCCGGTCTGGCCGTACTGCGCGAGTGCTGCCCTGATCTGCGCCTCGTCGAACCCCGGAGAGCCGATCATGGAGGCCAAGTCCCCGCGGGTCAGCTTGTGCCGCTCGATCACGTACGAGTCGGTCACAGTGGCCGCCATCGGCGCCGGGTAGATGTTGAACGGCGACACCCGCTCGAACACGTAGGTGAGCTGGTCCTGCACCTGCGGCACAGTCTTGCCCGTGGCCGGGTCGTCGGTCCACTTCACCCGCTTGCGATTCCTCACCACCGGACCCTTCAGGATGCACGCCTTGAAGGTGGTGATGTCGCTGATGCACTCCTCCAGCGCCGTGTAGAAGTGCCCCTCGACGAGGATGTCATCGACGGCGCGCTCGGCCGCCTCTGCCTTGTTCTGCGCCTCCTGCCGGGCCGCTTCCTTGGCCTGCTTGAGCAGCTGGGCATGCAACCCCTCCAGCTCGCTGGGGTGCGGCGCCGGCAGCCCTGCCGCCATGCCCTGTTCCACCATCTGCGCGATCATCTGATCGACTCGCGCGCCCACATCCTGCGGCAGCGACGGCTCCGGCGAGGGCTTGATCGTGAACGGCCGCTCGATCTGGAGGTAGATGTCCTTCAGCCACGACTGCGCGCCGCGCATCTTGGTCGCCCCGACACGGCTGTAGATGTCGCTGCCGCCGGGAATCTGCCGGATGGCTTCCTTGACCTCGGGGTCATACTCGGCGTTGCGCATCCGCAGCGCACGCAGGAGGTCTTCCTCGTGGTGCATCTGCTTGGCCGTGCGAGCCGCCGAAAAGCACTTCTGCACGTGCATCGCCAAGCCTTGGACGACCGGGTCGGTCGACGGGGACCGAGCGTCCGCCTCGGCCCGCTCCTGCGCAACCAGCTGGTCGTTACTCAGTACGCGGAGCAGTCCTGCGCTCATGCGCGTGTCCCGGGGTTAGCGATTGCTCACTCTAACCCCCGTGGCTGGACGTGTCAACTACAACGCCGTGACTATACAGCCCAGCGACGTGGGACAGGGCGGGGCGTTGGCGCAAACACCCGGGAGTGGCTGGCTGCCGGCCCGAGGAACCACAGGCAGAGGTACTGGAAGGCGTCGGCGATGTGCGAAGCGTCGTCGGCCTTGTTGGGCTCATCAGCGAGCGTCCCGCCCCGCCGGGTGGCGTACCGGTACTCCCCTGCCAGCGCGCGGATGAGCCGTGTGCACCGGGGGTCGATCAGCAGCCCCGCCCGCCCGTCGATGGCATTGGCGAGCAGCTTCTCCACGGCCGTCAGCCGGATGCCGATCCGGTTGCTGCTGGCGGGCTTCACGTCGAACCCGGCCTGCTGGAACACCTTGATGGGTGAAGACTCACTTACCCCCTCGCGGCTCACCGCTGCGGGGTCGATGATCACCCGCGGCTTCACGCCGCTGAAGTGGGTGGTGATGTAGGGCAGCACGCGGGTCTCGACGAAGCGCTCCATGCCCATGCGATCGTCCGGGTCGAGCGCGATCTCGCCGAGGATGTGGCGGGTGCCGCGCGGGGTAGTCTGGCCGAACACAGCCCGGGGGGTGAGCCCTGCGTCGACACCCATCACCAGCGGGTGCGAGTCGCTCCTGACAAATGTCAGATTGTCCTTGGCGACGTGGAAGTCGCGCACGAAGGTGTCCTTGAACACCGGCTGCCCTTCCTTCGACGTGCCGTACTCGCCGTCGATCATCACCCGGACGTACTCGTCGGAGCGCCCGACGGGGTTGTAGTAGCCGGTGGGCAGGTTCTCGATGTTCTCGGCCTGCGGACTGCGCCCGGAGGGCTGCTTGAACACGCCCCAGTCGTTGGGGATGTTCTTCTCCATCATGTTGTAGAGCCACGTCCCCACCGCCGGCGGGTTGGTGTCGGCGATGATGTACTTGTAGGTCGCCCCCGGCCCCATCTTCTTCGACGGGTAGCGACCGATCCGGCCGGTCATGCCCTCGTAGATGTCCGGGTCGATCTCCCGGAACTCGTTGAAGTACGCCCCGGTCACCTCCAGCGACAGCAGCTTGCTCACGTCGTCGGCGTCATCGAGCGCCATGAACATGATCTCGCTGTGCACGTCGTTGAACGAGAGCACGTACTCCTTGTCGGTGGAGCGCCACTTGCCGAAGATGCCCGGCGGTATCCAGTCAAGGAACGACCGGATGGTGGTCGTCTTCAGCATCGGCATGGTGTTCCGTACGACCACGAACCGGCTGCGCCGCATGCCGTCGTTGTCCGGCGCCTGCTGCATGGCGGCCATCACGTGGTGGATCAGGCACCCGGAGGACTTGCCCGAGCCCTGCGGCCCCATGATGACCTTCGTCTCCGACCGGTCGAGCATGAACCGCTTGACCGTCTCCGGTGGCTTGTAGTCGAGCTGGTAGGCCATCAGAGCGAGGTCATGTCGACAAAGCTGCCGCACGACGGGCACACCGCCTGAAGGTGCTCGGTCAGGTAGAACAGGTCATTGCCGCATCCGCACGCCCAGATGCTGACATCGCCCGGCGGCCCGCAGGCACCGGTCATGATCCCGGTCTCCCGGTGGCACTGCGGGCACTCATAGTAGTCGTTCGCCGTCCCCACAGGAGCGACCAGAATCCACTCGTGCTTGCACGACAGGCAGCGCGCCGGGCCGGACAGGTGCGGGTTGCGCTCCTCGCGAGCCTTGCACAGGGAGATGATGTTGGGCTCGTCGCTCATCCGAGGTTGATGTTCACGGCGACCACGTTGCCCGAGCCGACCGACTCCTCGTTCTTGGGCTCGTAGCGCGCCCAGCGCACGGTGTTGGCGATCATCTTCTCCTTGACCGCCGGCGGCACGTCCGGGTTGTGGATCATCTCGTACTGCACTAGCAGCAGCTGCTCGGCCTGCATCCGCGCCTTGGCGACGAAGCCGTAGCCGTTCTCGCGCAGCTCCGCCCGGTACTCGTTCACCAGTCGACAGAACGCCGGGTCGTCGAGCGCTGCGATCACCTCCTCGAACCGACGGTCGTTTTCCTCGCAGAACGCATTGATGTCGAGCGACAGCCCTTCCCGGTTGCGGGCAATGGCGAGCGCAAGCTCCCGTCGATCGAGGTCTTCGAGCTGGGTCTGCAGCGTGGAGCTGTAGGTCGAGGCCGTGGCTAGCGAATTGGCGCTGCTCATGGGGCTCCAGTATGAAAAAGCCGTCCCCGCCGCATCGGCCAGCCCGCGGCGGGCTCGCTGTCCGGTAAGGAGGGACCGGTGGCCTTATCGGGGACGCTGAAACACAGTATTTCGACTGTTCGACTGCTCGTCAAGGCCAGTTTCGGCTGTCCGGGGGTGGCGGAGGGGGCTCCGGTTGACCGTGCCCGCTCCGCCGAGTGGGATTCTAGGCGATTTCGTTGGCGAATGCGCACTGGGAGACCCGTTTCGCGGTGGATACGGTGCGTGCGAAGGGGAGAAGTGGGGGAAAACGGGCGGGAATGGGACGGCGAAGGGCAAAAATGTGTTGTTTACCATGTTACCGAAAGCTGTGGGAGGGGAAAAATTTGGGAGCTAGGGAATAACAGGTGCAGCGGGCCACCCCCCGGTGTCCGCATACCCCCCGTCGGCCCCTCGGCGAGCGCCGCGAGCGCCGCGAGCGCGGGCGCGCGTGGGTTCCTAACTATCATTACCCCGCAACAGAGCAACAAGCTAACTATCATCACTGCTCTGAACAGAGGAACGCTTGCTAACTATCATCGTGGTGGTTGCATGCAATCAATGCTTCACCTTCGGTGGTTTATCACGTACACTTCAGTTACCGTATGCATATCGCATACGGACTTTCGTACTTCACGGAGACAACATCATGTCCAAGGCAATCAAAGCAATCAACGTGTTCGCTGGCGTGTCGGCAGGCTCGATGGTCAAGGCAGGCGCCGCGGTCGATGCCGCAGCCGGAACGCTCACGGCGTTGGCAATCAAGGCAGGCGCAGCGATGGCGAAAGCCGCGCCGGTCCTGAACGCCGACACGCCCGATCTGTCAAAGGCGATCAACGCGCGGGTTCGGTCGTACTTCTCCGTTGAGATCGGCCGGAAAGCGGCCGACGGCGAGGTACCCGGATTGGATAACGCCATCCGGGCGCTGTCCCGCGCGTTGGTAATCTTCGCATCGGGCGACAAGGTGTCGCCGCATGTCACATTCCGTGAGTTTGTCGCGAAGGCGAAGGACGCCCGGACGGCACTCGGCATCGGCCGCAAGGTCGCGGCCGGTAAGACGGCGCCGGATCAGACGTTGACCGGTGAACCCGCATCGCCGACGCTGTCGGAGGCCGCGGATTACTTCGCTTCGCTGCGCGAGTCAACACCCGAGGTTCGGACACAAGTCGCAACGTGGCTGCTGCGCCACATGTCGGCCGAGTCGCGTACCGCGCTCCTGCTGTCGCTTCAGGCGACCCCGGACGGCAAGCCGAAAGGCAAACGCGCGCCGCGCACCGGCAGCAACGCGCCGGAAACCGCGCCGCTGTAGTCCGCTTCACCCCGGGCCGATCGGCCCGGGGTTTTTCGCCGGTGCCGGCACTAACTATCATTGGTCTGAACAGTAGTGGCTCTAACTATCATTGGTCTGAACAGTAGTGGCTCTAACTATCATCTCCCCCTAGAACAGAGGACGCGCTAACTATCATCGGCACGCAGCCCGATGACCCGGCGCCGCGCCCTTGGTTGCGCAACCAAGCCGCCTCGCAAGCCTCGGTGGTCGATGACGTTTGGCCCCGCGTTCTCACTTTGTGCGAACCGCCGCTTCTCACAGTGTGGTTGCGCAACCAGCACAGTCGATGACGTTGGGCAGGGGTCGACCTAGTCTCCACCCAGCCGCGCGTCGCCCGCTAATGCAACTGAGTTGCGCGGAAAACGGGGCGGGCGTTACCACGCTGCTTGGTGACGTTGGGCAGCAAACTGCGTTCCGCCGGTGTTGTGCTTGGTCGGCGGCGCAGTGTCGCCCAGCGGACGTGACATAGTAAATGCGTACCATGGAGCTTCCCGGCCGCATGGTAATTTATGCCGCAAAAAGCCACTGGTATGGCAGAAAATTACCAGATTTCGTTGTTACTTTACGGGTCCGTCAGCCGGACCGGGAAGAAAATTACCAGTACTCTGTTGTATACCATGCAGTGGTATCAGTGGTATCAGCGGTAACTACCGTGGTAGGTACTACACCTGAATCGGTAATTTTCTTCCGGGCTGGTCAAAAAATAGGCAATTTTGCCCCAAATATTACCATTCTTTGTTGCTGATACCATCGGGATCGGGAAGCTCCATGGTACGCAATTACTATGTTACCATTTCGGGGCTTCGACAGATCGACTGAATAATCAATGGCTTAGGAAGGTAACTATTACGACTGATACTAATCTTTTAGGGGCTAATATGCTAATTTTCTTCCCGCTCGACCAAGTAGGGTCCACATCTCTCGACTTTGTCTTGGGCTTACGGCCGCGAAAAGTAACATGGTAACAGCCGCCGCCGCCCGAAAAGTTGTCGACCCTTGTTTTCCCGGCTGGCAGAAAATTACCATATTAACACCCCCTGTATTGACATAACTACCCATTGTGGTATAATACTAGCTGGGGTAAGAGACACCACATTTTCCTCCCCCAAGTTGCTACCACCCCGGCCACCTTGGTTGCACGCAACCAAGCCGCCCCGCTCCCTCTTTTCTTCCCCACACAGGAGTCGATCATGGGTCGTCCCCGCAAGCCTCAGTCCCCACCACTCGTTCTCACAATGTCGAAACAGCAGCGACGCAGCGTCGCCGCCGTGCAGACCATCGTCAACCAGCCCGTCGACCCCGTATCCAGTCGCATCCGCCACCTGCACATCGACCATCCCCCCGGCGCGTCCAACCTCTGCTTCATGTGCGCCGCCGACAGCGCCAAGAGTTTCATGCACATGCTGGCTGGCCCCGCCGAGCAGTTCGCCAGCGGTCGACACCCGCGCGTGACCGTTCGCACCGTTGGTTGCGCAACCAATGGCCGCTCGCTGTGCTCCAGCTGCGGCCGCCCGCTCGACGCCAGACTGACGTGAACCTGCGCAAGGAGATCGACAATGCCAGTCCCCAGTAGCTACAGGCTGCAACCAGCCGACCGGGTGATGCTCGAACGCCTGTTCCTCATGTGCCAGATGGCAGGCCATTACGTGTTTCACCCCCTCGACCGCGAACCGTTCGTGCGCTGCTTCATCCTCGACTTCGCCCCGAACAGCATCTTCAGCAGTGAACACGTCGACGTGTCCATCTTCAACGGCCATCTGATCGTCGAGCGGGGCGAGGCAATGACCGCCGGAGATACCGTCGTCCGCGCGCAGAACCTGCTCGCCCCGATGATGTGCGCCCTGCACACCAGCCCCTGACCCAGTAACACCCTTCACCCACGCTGCACCACCACAGGAGACTTGACCATGCGCTTCGCCATCACCCTGTTCCTGCTCGCCCTGCTCTCCGCCGGCGGCACCCACATCGCCCTCCAGTTCGCCGACCACCTGATCGGCTACACGCTGGCCCAGCACACCATTGATCGCGCAACCAGTGGGATGCGGCCATGACCATCCCCGAACAGATGCGCCACGTGGCAAACATGCTGCGCATGGCCGGGCTGGAGGTCGCCTGCGCGGAGCTATCCTTCGAGTCGCTGAACGACATACCTGACGAGAGGCCGGCCGAGAAGGCGCGGCTGTGGGTCTACCCCAAGGGCGACAGCTTCATCGGCTCCGCGACGGTGTGGTTCTATGCCAATCGACCCGTGCGGGTATCGGACGGAGCCAGCCAGCGCAGCGCGCGCACGCTTGTCGACGTTGTCGTCGGCATCTTCAACGCATCGACCTATGGAGCACACGGCCATGCCCACCCCTGACCACAACACCCCCGCCCACCACATGCGCATCCGCGCCCTCAAGGAGATCATCCGTCGACCGTACGACGGTCTCTATCATCGGCGCTTGCTGATGGCCGACGGCGCACTGATGTGCCCGGAGTGCGCATACGACAACTACAAGCCGATCCTGCAGGCTTGCGCGCAGAGCGCCTACGGCACCCGCAACGACTGGCTGTGCGAGGAACACATCGTCACCGACACGTCTCACTGGCACGGCCGCGACGACACCGGTGAGAATTTTCCCTGCTGCGTGCAATGCCAAGAACTGCTGCCGGCCAACTACACCGCGGCGCAGCGGCAGCGGGACTGGTCGCTGAACGCACGGCTGTACGACATGCTGGTCATGGCCGGCAAGGACGAACGACTGGGCAGCAACGCTCGCAAGTACCGGTCGATCGTCTACTTCGACATGGACCCGCGCAGTAGCGACTCGACGGACTTGGTCACGGTCGCCATGGTCAAGGGCACGCTGCGCTACCTGCATGTCCACTGGTCGGTCGCCCCCGCCGTGCATGCCCTGATCGAACCCATGGTCGCAGCACTGGTTGCGCAACCAGAGGAGACACAGCCATGACCTTCGACGAGATGGATCGCTGCATTAAGCGCCTGCAGACCGTGCAGCGCATGGTCGCCCAGCTGCGGGCCGAGGATGCTGCCAACGACAACGAGGAGACCCAGTCATGACCAACATCGACATCTGCGAACGCATCAAGGACATCTGCACCATGGCCGGCGTCCCGGTCGAGTACGCCAAGCCGGACTGGCACTACACGCAGGTGCCACGCTTGGGAGAGGACTGCCGTGCGTTCTTCCAGATCGACAACAAGGGACGGCTGTACGTGGCCGTGGATCACGAAGACCCCGCGGTGCGCTCACTGGTGGAGAATGCCTACCAGCTGGTGACCTCCAGCGTGACGAGCTTTACTATCATCGAGCCGGAGCCGCCGCATGTGCCATCCGCAGATGCGCGCAGCCGGACTGACGGGGGCCTGTCCCTACTGCTGTCCGACCAGTGGGGCAGCGAGATGCCCCGCGGGTTCGTCACCCAGATCGACCTGCGCACCTTCTGGGGCATTCGCCCGACGGACGTGGCCATCTGCTCGCAGCCGGACCACCCGCACGTGTGGGACGCATGGCAAGACATCGTCGACCGCGCCATCCACCGGGTGAACATCGACGGGCAGACGTACGACTTCTACCTGTACGAGAACGGCAACCTTTGGCTGGCGTGCAACAAGCTGCTCACGGCAGAAGAACGTCGCTCGCTCTACGATGATTGCGCAACCAGCGAGTACGACGAGGAGGACGCATGAACCCGTTGGATGAAATAGACAAGCAGGCCGATGTGATCCGGCGCGCTGCCGACATGATGTGCATGGCCGGGTTGTTCCCGTCTGTGGGAGGCACGGACTACCCGAACAAGCTGTCGAGTGAGGTGCTGGCGAGGCGCGGCAACCTGTGGGTCAGGGAACGGCGCGAGGACTTAATCACGGAGTCGTACACCGTGATGTTCGACTTCCACTCGCGGTCGATCTCCGTGCGCAAGGACGGCGCCAGCGGGCAGTACACGGAACAGCTGCGGGCGGGCCATGTGCGGTTCGCCGTGCACGACACTGCCATCTACTCAAAGGGTAACGACGAAGCGCTGCGGCACATGGTCCACGAGGCGCACCGGCTGATTAGGGAGGAATCATGACGACACCGATGAAGATCGTGCGCCTGCGACGCGATGCGGCCGCGTTGCTGGAGCAAGCAGGGACAATGCTGAATTTGGCTGGCATGCAAACTTCCTTCTATCCCTCGGTACCTGCGTTGTGGGTCCGCGCTGGAGATGACGATGGCGCCCTTGGCGGGCTACGAGTCGGGATTATCCATAGCAGAGGGGAGATCAGGTTCACTTTCTCAACCGACTGTGACGAGAAAGTTGCTGCGGTGGCTCGCTTGGTTGTAAAGCAACTGCGCAAGGAGGAATCATGACCCTTCACAAAGCCCAGCAGCGGGAGCTGCTGACCCGGCTGTACGCCATGTGCACCATGGCTGGGTATGGTTGCCGACTGGTGCCGGCGCTGCCTTCGTTGTGGGTGGCAGGCCGCGTGCGGGTAGACGTGCAACGCTCCGGCAAGCTACTCACATACCCGGTCGGATTGTTCGACGACGAGCCGGAGGAAGCCATCAAGATCATCGCGCTCGTCAAGGCGTCGTACGAACAACTGCGCAAGGAGTTCCCATGAGGAAGCCTCCGCTCAAGGCCGCGCAACGACGCGCCATCCTGCACCGGCTGGTCTCCATGTACACCATGGCGGGGTACGACTGCGACACCGCCGACTCGTGCTACCTCGCGTGGGTTCGCCAGCGAGGCAGTACCTCACTCGACAGCTTGTTCGAGGGCGTGCGGCTGGAGGTCACCCGCGTCGGCAACGTGCAGAGTGAGGTGCACTTCGCGCGGGAGTTCCATGTGAAGGTGCTGGAGATGCTACGCGTGGCCGCGCCGATGATCTACAAGGAGGTGGTGGCATGAGTGCCAAGCTACTGACGGACCGACTGGCGATGGTTGCGCAATCAGCGGGGTTCGAGCTGGAGTATCTGCCGCTGGTCGAGTCCCAGATCGAGTGCCCGCAGCTGATCATCAACAATCCGCGCAACGAGTATGAGTGGGTCTCCGTCTACATCGAAGATGGCGCGGGCAACCTGCGCGTGTTTTCATCTGTCGAGGGTATTTCGCTGCGGCATTGGACCCAGACGACTATCACCGCGCTGATGAAGGAGGAGACATGATCGCATCGTGGCAGGAACTGACCGACCGCGTGAAGCTCGCACTGGAGATGGCCGGATACGTGGTCGAGCACGCCCCGTATTCCGACTCGAAGCTGTACGTGTGCCCGCCTAGCTGGGATCGCACTGGGCGGTGGATACCCGTGTGGGTAGGGGCATTCCCGGAGGTTTCCTCGTGTGGCGACAACGACCCTGACGCGGCCGTGCTGCGGCAGCTGGTCACCGACATCTACCGGCACCTGTTGGAGGAGACATGTGTTCACGAATACAGGCTTTAGCCGAGCGGCTGCAGGACATGGCCAAGCTGGCGGGGCATGCCACCACGCTCCTTCCCGAGTCGGCATCGTCTTGGCCTGTGCTGATCGTTCGTGATGTGGTCGTTCGCAGGCAGCTGGCGAGGGCCATCGTGAACGACGACATGAACGAGCTGTCGCTGGACACCAGCGGCGATGAAGCGATCTGCATATGGCTGCGCATGGTGTTCGACCAGCTCGTCGCACAGGAGGGGAGATGAAACCCACAGAGCGAACCGAGCGCGTGGCAGACATGCTGCGCATGGCAGGCTACGGCGTGCGCGTGTCGCCCGGACTCAGTAGCAACCGACTGGTGGTGCGCATTCCGGTGATGGAGTCGAGTCTGGAGGTGGCCGTGTGGATCGACAGCCCGGAGCCCTACATCAGCTTCTTGGCTGATGTCCTGCCCGACAACCACGGCCCCCGGCTGCGCTCGTTGGTCGAGGAATGCTGTCGACAACTGGCGGAGGAGAGATCATGACCCAGAACGAGTTTGCCGAGCGGCTGGCCTTGGTGCTGGTCATGGCGGGGTATGCGATCGACCGGGTAGGTGCGACGCTCTACTGGAGGTACTGGAGGACTAGCGAGCGGGCCATAGGGAGCCTGCGATCATGGACAGTCAAGATCAGCATCACACCAGCTGGGGAGGCCGTCATGGACCGCGCAAACGCTGCCGATCCGCTGCCGATCCGCTGCCGATCGAGTTCGTCACCTTGGTATTGAACACAGCGGCTGCGCTTAGGGAGGAAGCATGGGCGACAAAGAACTGACGAAGGAGGGACAATGAACAAGGCGCAGAGTGCGGCGCACGTGGCCCGCATAGACCGCATGGCGACCGTGCTGCAGATGGCGGGGTACCGCGTGCAGCGGGTGAAGTGGAAGCTGTTTGTGAACCTGCCAACGACTGAGCTGGCCTTCGTGCCGTTCACGGTGTACCCAGATCAGGTAGTGGGCAGCTTCGGCCACTTATCCCGCGCTGTGCGCGACGAGGGAGCGGCTGTGATGAAGCTACTAGCGGAAGCTTTCGAGCTGACGAAGGAGAAGGCGCAATGAGCACCGAGGTACTGCATCTAAAGCACTCGCTATCATCCGACGACGCGCGGGCGCTGCTGGAGCGCGCCGAGATGCAGTGCAGGATGGCCGGCATGCACACCCGGCTCACGTTGCGGATCACCGAGGGCTTGCACGGGATGCTGCTGGCCAGCCTGACCAACGAGGAGGTGAACGACCGGACCCAGTCCGTGGTCGACTGCGCGCTGCTGCTGATCGCCGGCGACGAGCTGGCTACTGCCCACAACTCGTCCGAGGAGGCGTCCGCCGAGGTACTCAACACCATCGTGCAGTCCCTGCTCACAACCTATACAACACAGGAGGTGTATTGACATAACAACCTAGCAGAGTATAATACATACTTCGCCGGGGAGTTTGCTGACTATTCGGCGAAGCGCAACACACTGGTTGCGCAACCAACACACTTCATATACTTCACATCAAGGAGATGCAAGCATGGCAAGCAAAGAGAACGCCGCAGTGTCCGGGTCGTCGATCGGGTTCAAGGATGCAGTCGAGCTGATCGCCGGCCTCGCCCGCCACGATGTGCGGCACGTCGTGTACCTCGAAGGTGCTCCGGGCGACGGCAAGACGGCAGCTGCTGTCGAGGCTGCCTACGAGATGGGCTTCGAGTCCGACGAGATCATGCTGGTGCGGCCGTCGCTGCACGAGTCGGTCGACTACAGCGGGGCACTGTTCGTCGAGCAGGGCACGGCGCGCTGGGCGCCCATGGAGCTGATGAAGCGCATGACCGAGAAGCGCGCCTTCGTGGTCATCGACGAGATGGCCGACGCTCCTGTGATGACGCAGAACGTCATGTGCGGCGTCGTGTACGACCGGATGCTGTCCGGGCTGGTGTTCCATCCCGAGACCGTGTTCGTGCTCACCGGCAACCGCACGATCGACCGCAGCGGCGCCAACCGGGTGGTGACCAAGCTGTACAACCGGGTGTGCCTGCGCACCTTCGTCGCGAACGTCGATGACTGGAGCACGTGGGCAGACGCGCAGGAGGGGTTCGTGCCGTGGGTGTCGGCGTTCCACCGGTACAACCGGGGCGAGTACTTCAGCAAGTTCGACCCGGCCGAGCGGCAGTCCCCCACGCCGCGCCAGTGGGAGAAGGTCGCCATCCTGCCCGATGAGCTGCCGGCGAAAATCCACATGCACGCGGTCTGCGGGTACGTGGGTGACGCCGCGGCGGCCGCCTACGGTGCCTTCCGGGCGCACAAGGCGAGCCTGCCGACCCGCGAGGAGGTCGAGAAGTCGCCGGACACCGCCACCCTCCCCGCGGGGCTGGATGCGCAGTGGGCCGTGGCTGCGGCTGTCGCGCAGTGGCTAGGCGCGAAGAACGCCGCCAAGCTCGCCGAGTACATCGTCCGGCTGCCGAAAGACCTGCAGATGATGATCTGGACCAGCGCCCCGCGCCGCCCCGGCAACGAGACGCTGATCACCCACGAGGCGTGGCTCAAGGCGACCTGTGCGCTCAGCGGGTCGTTGCAGAAAGCCAAGGCCGGCAAGTAGTTCCAGTGCTTCACCGGGCTGGTTGCGCAACCAGTCCCCCACCATCCTTTACTTCTGGAGAATGCAATGACCAACGAAATGCAACTTCCCCTGTCCCGCAAGGCCGTGCTGGTTCGCTGCAAGCTGTCGCTGCTCAACGTGTATGTGGGAGACGCCAAGGTGACCCACGAGGTCGACCAGCAGAACGGCGTGCACGGCGCCGGGCGCTACTCCAAGCGGCTGTTCAAGGGCTGCAAGCCGGTCGAGGACGCGCTGTCCGCCTACCGCGAGGTCTACGCCTATGTCCGCAAGGCCACCGTGCCGTGGGACACCGGCTACGGGCTGCTGCCGTCGGCCAAGCTGCTGGAGTTCGGCGCGAAGTTCGGCTCGCTCAAGGCGACCGCCCAGTCGCTGCGCGACGCGCTGGTCCCGCAGTGGGACGCGCTGGTTGCCGCCGACATCGCTCGCCTCGGGCCGCTGGGTTCCGAGTCCGACTACCCCGCCAGCCCGGTGGGCCGGTTCGACGTGTCGTACCTGATGACGCCCGTGCCGGAGGAGGGTGACTTCCGCGTCACCATGACCGATCTGGACCGTGCGGCGTTCCGCGAGGCGCTGAAGGATGCCGAGGACACGGTCGTGACCAACCTGCGGGAGTCGCTGCTGGAGCCCCTCAAGAAGGCCGTGCAGACACTCGGCGTGCCGGACGGGGAGAAGGGTGGCAAGTTCCACGACACGCTCATCACGAACATCGTGGAGGCCGCGCAGCGTGCTCTGGACCTGAACCTGACCGGCGACCCGCAGGTCGAGACGCTGGCCAAGGAGGCGCTGGCCGTGGCCGCGCCGTTCGCCGATGCGGTCGACGTGGTTCGCCGGGTGCCCTCCGTCCGCCAGTCGGTGCGGGGCAAGCTGTCCAACATCTGCGCGATGTAAGGAGACTGACATGAGCTTGGATCAAACCATGGAGGACGCCCGCCTGCTGCTGGCGTTCGATCACCCGTTCTTCTCGGCGCTGTTCGCCGGGAGCAAGGTGCAACTCGTCGACGATCTGGAAGCCGTCATCGGCATGCCGGCCCCGGCCTGCTGCACGACCCGCAACCGGCTGATGTTCTGCCGCAAGCGGCTGGCCACCGCGACGGCCCCGGCGGTGATGTTCGTCACCGGGCACGAGGCGCTGCACGCAGCGCTTCACCACACCCAGTCGCATGTGGCAGATGCCCGGCCCGACGCCCGGCTGCGCAACATGGCCATGGACTTCGTCATCAACGATATGCTGATCGACTGCGGGCTCAAGATGCCGGAGGGTGAGCTGCGCGGGCTGCATCGCCCGGGCAAGGAAGACCGGCTCAAGTCGTGGATCGAGGTCTACGACGAGCTGGAGCAGAGCGGCGAGGGTGGCAAGGGGGGCGGTGCCGGCGACAAGTTCATCGACTTGGTGTCCGACCCGGACGGCGACCCGTCCCCGGCCGAGCGTGACCAGATCGAGATGGAGGCCAAGGTCACGCTGGCCACGGCTGCCAAGCTGGCGCAGGATGTGGGCAAGGTGCCGGCGTCGCTCAAGCGCATGGTCGACGAGGCGCTCAACCCCAAGCTGCCGTGGTGGGCGATTCTGGAGCCGTTCATGACCGGGTTGATGAAGCAGGAGGTGTCGTGGTCCCGCCCGCATCGGCGCTACCTGTGGCAGGGCATCTACCTGCCCTCGGCGATCGACGAGCCGCGGCTGTCCCACGTCGGGCTGGTGATCGACACCAGCGGATCGATCGGGGCTGCGGAGCTGGGTCTGTACCAGACCCAGATCAACCGCATCTTCGAGACCTGCCGCCCGGCCAAGGTCACGGTCGTATACGCCGATGCGCGGGTCAACCACGTCGACACGTTCGAGGATGATGATTTCCCCGTGCAGCTCAGCCCGCATGGCGGGGGCGGCACCGACTTCCGGCCGGCCGTCCGGTGGTTCGAGGCGGAGGGCGAGCCGCCCGAGGTCGTCGTGTACCTGACTGACGGCTACGGTAACTTCCCCGAGCGGGCGCCGTCGTTCCCGATGGTATGGTGCATCACAACCAACGTAGTTGCCCCACACGGCGTAACCATCCACACTGACCTGAAAGGAGCGTGATGCCACGATACAACCCAGCCGAGGGCAACGGCGTATACTTGCGGCTGTGGGAAGAATGGTCCCTCAGTCAGTTCGGTACGCTGTTGCCGATCACTGACATCTCACTCGACGCGGACGCGGGGTACAGCTACCTGATCCACACTGGCCCCGTGACTACGTTGTCCGGTGTCACCTACCGGTCCGCACGACTACCGATCGAGTACAAGGAGATTCCCCATGCCCTCAAGTGCTGAGCGGCCAGCGAGAACGCCGCTGGCCTCCCCGGAGCTGCTGTCCCGGGTCAAGCGCATCGAGACGAAGCTGACCCGCCTCGCCGAAGCGTTCCACGTGCAGGTCGCAGACACGGCCGACGGCATCACCGTCGACACGACTGCCCGGCGCGTGACGCTGCCCACCACCAACCGCACCTTTGCCAGCGTGCTCACCGCGCTGACCGAAGCAGGTGCCGTCGCCGGTGACATGTACGTCATCGTCGTTGACGGCGACTCCGTCGCAACCCTGCGGGTGTGACCCGCGCAACAGGAGCAACATATGGACGACATCAACGAACAAGACCTGACCCTCGCAGTGGCAACCGGTGCCGGCCTGCCGCCGCCGGTGAAGGCCACGCCCCCGCGATCCGTCGTGAGCATGCCGGGACTGGTCGACCGACTGCGGCTGCTCACCCCGGGCATGATGCAGGCGATCCAGATTCCGGCGACGCTGTCCGCGTCGCAGGTGCAGGCGCTGCGCTCCCGCATCCTCGTTTCGGCGAAGCGGGTATTCCCGGCGGGCACGGTCCCTATCACCCGGCGCAACACGGCCAACAGCACGCTGGAGGTGTACTGCATGACCGAGGCGGACGCCGAGCCGTACCGGCGCGGGCCGATGCCGAAGGAGACCACGTCATGATGACCCAGTTCCACATCATCCAGACGAAGCAAGGCCGGTACCTTGTCTTGACCGGCACGTCGACGTTCGACCTCATGTGGGGCTTCGGCCGCGTGATGCGTCGGTGGGAGGTCGCATGATGACGCAACCCGACGGCACTGTGGCCGGTGCCATCGCCTACCTGAAGGCACGCGGCAAGTGGCAGGGCGCCGACGACACGCAGTGGCGCCCACGGTCTGCCGCGAAGACCAACGTGGCCCGCACCTTCATCGAAGTGGCCAAGGAGACCGCTGACTCCGACGAGCCGCTGATCATCACCCCGGGGCTGCGTCGGCTGGCCTCGGTGACGCGCAAGCGCTGATTGCGCAACCAAGGAGAACGAGATGAGCGGTGACCCGAAGCCGGCGGTTGTCGTCCGCAAGTGCGTCGACTGCGGCAACGTGCAGCGTGTCCGGTCAGCAGCATCCCGGTGGAATGATGACGGAACGGCGGCGTACTATTTCGGCAGTGCGTACGACTTCTGCAACAAGTGCGACGGGTCGATGGAGACTGTCGCCGATACGAAAGGACACGATGAGCAAACTCACGGAAACCCCGCGGCTGCGCAAGGAAGTGACCCGCGTCCTCAATGACCTGCGTACGGCGCACACGCAGGTGCAACTGGCAGGCTACGCTGGCGATGCGGCGGACCTGCGCACCATGATCGACATCATCATCGCAGCGGTCGAGTGGGAAGACGGCCGCGAACCCTGAGCATCACCCCGCTGTAACACCACGCTTCACACTACCCTTTACCAAGGAGAACACCATGGCTTCAAAGAACAAGCTTCGTCCTTCGTTCGAGGATCAGCTCGAACTGCACAACTTCCTGCTCGGGCACAAGACGCAGCTGGAGGCGATGCAGCGCACCGAGGGCAATGCGTGGATCGCCAAGAACTTCACCGGCTTCGCGCCCAAGTCGACGATCGAGAAGGCCGCGCGCCGGGCTGGGATCAAGTACAAGCGCGTCCCCGCCGGTGCCGCGCTCGTAGGCTACCCCCGCATCCCCGCCGCGCGCAGGGCAGAGTCGACCCCCGGCCGGTCCACGGCACACTACGTGGCGCTCGCACTGCGCGAGTTGCTGATCCGGTTGGGTGAGCCGGTGCCGGGCTATCTACACTACATCTGCAGCAACAAGGCCATCGCGGACGTGTACGAGGAGTTCGAGAAGGAGCGGGCCGCGCTGCGGGAGAAGCTGCCGGCCGAGAGGGGCTGATATGGACCGGCTGCCGCGCATTGCGCTGGACTTCGAGACGTACTACGACAAGCGCACCTACTCGCTCAGACTGATGACGACCGAGGAGTACATCCGCGACAGCCGGTTCCAAGTCATCGGGTTCTCGCTGGTCAGCGAGAGTGGTGCACGCAAGTGGGTCACCGGCCCGGACGATCACATCCGCGCCGAGCTGGCCAAGGTGCCGTGGGACAAGGTTGCGGTCGTCGCCCACAACGCTCCGTTCGACGGTGCCATCCTCACATGGCGCTACGGCTTCAAGCCGGCGCAGTGGATCGACACACTCGGCGCGAGCCGGGCGTTGTATTCCTGCGCACCCAGTCACTCGCTGGATGCGATGGCAATGCACCACCTGATGCCGGAGAAGCACGCCGGCGCGCTCGATGAGTGGGACGGGGTCCGCCGGGAGCAGGGCACCCCGCAGATGTTGCACCGCATGGGCGAATACTGCATGCACGACGCCACACTGGCGATGGCATTGGCCCTGCTGTACGAGGACCGGCTGCCGTGGATGGAGTGGCGCCTGATCGACATCACTACCCGCATGTTCACCGAGCCTATGTTCGACGGCGACGCGCCACTGTTCGATGCGCTCGCCCAGAAGGAGATCACCCGGACCGATGAGCTGCTGCGCTCGCTGAAGACCGATGCCAAGGCACTGGGGTCGAACGATGCCTTCGCGGCGCTACTGGAGCAGATGGGCGTCGAGCCGCCGCGCAAGACCAGCCCGACCACTGGCAAGGAGGTCTACGCCTTCGCCAAGACCGACCCCGGCATGCAGGAGTTGCTGGAGGGCGCCGATGCGGACGTGGCGCTGCTGGCCGAGGCGCGGCTGCGCGTGAAGTCGACCAACGTGGTGACCCGGTCGCAGCGCATGGCTGACATTGCCCGCCGCGGGAAGATACCGATCCCGCTCAATTACTGGGGCGCCATGGTCACCGGCCGGCACTCCGGTGGCGGCAAGATGAACGCGCTCAACCTGCACGTGAAGTCCGGCATCCGCTCCGGGTTCCGCGCACCCCCGGGGTATGTGGTGATCAGCGGCGACTCCGCGCAGATCGAGTTGCGGTCGACCCTGTACCTGTCGAGGGAGGATGCGCCGCTGGAGATTCTTCGTGCCGGGGGCGACCTGTACAAGGACACGGCGGCCAAGCTGTTCAGTGTGCCGATAGAACAAGTGCAGCCGCCCCAGCGCAAGGTGGGCAAGATCGCTGACCTGTCGCTGCAGTACGGCGCCGGCGACAAGACGTTCAAGGGCATGCTGCGCAAGGAGGGCGTGCACAAGGACATCCCCGGGGTCGACCTAGACCTGCTGGCGCGGAACACGGTGTTCGGCTACCGGGCGTCCAAGCTGATGGTGGTGAAGCAGTGGGAACGCGCCGCCGCGGCGCTGTCGTCCATGCGGCATGGTCGCTCCGGGTATCTGGATCAGCGCGGCATCGTGCGGTTCGAGGGCAACACGTTCGCCATTCCCGGCTACCCGCCGGTGGAGTACGCTGACCTGCGATTCGATCGCAGCGATGACGGGCGGATCGAGTTTGCATACACCCGCGGGCGATTCAGGCGCCGGCTGTACGGCCCGAAGGTAGTCGAGAACATGGTGCAGTATTTCGCACGTATGATCGTCATGCTGCAGACGGTCATGTACGCCGAGCGGTTCCCCGTGCACCTGTCGGTGTACGACGAGATCGTGTCGGTCGTGCCCGAGGACGTGGCGGAGGAGGCCGCCCGGTACATGCAGGAGTGCCTGTCAACCACGCCGCTGTTCTGCACTGACCTGCCCGTGAAGGGGGAGGTACACATCGGCCCAACCTTCGGAGATGTGAAGTGAAGTTTCCCATATCGTTTTCCCGGCTGGTCAAGATGGAGCAGTGCCCGGCGCAGTTCGAGGCGCTATACATCACCAAGGTCGTGCAGGACACAGGGTCGGAGGCATCGCGCCACGGCGACGTGGTGCACAAGGCGCTGCAGGTGGCAGTCGACACCGGCATGTCGCCAAGCGTGTTCCCCGAGGTGGTCAGGCCGCTGATCGAGTGGAAGCAGCGCCCGGGGGTGACGGTGCGCACCGAGCAGCAACTGGCCATCGACGAGAACCTGAAGCCCACCGACTGGTTCAGCAAGACCGCATGGTTCCGGGCGATTATCGACGTGAACGTGGTCGACGCCCCGCGCAACTTCGCCATGCAGCTCGACTGGAAGACCGGCAAGATCAAGCCCGAGGCGACCCAGCTGGCCATCTTCTCGCTGTTCGGGTTCATCTTCTACCCCGAGGTCGAGCGCATCAAGTCCGCCTATGTGTGGCTGGGGCACGGGCAGGTGACCGACATGATGATGAGCAGGAAGGACGCTGCGGTTGCGTGGGATGCGCTGTCCCCGCGGCTGGAGCGGTACCAAGGGCACATCGACAGCGGAGACTTCCCGACGCGGCCGTCGGGGCTCTGCCCGTGGTGCCCGAAGAAACACCTGTGCCCGGATGCCCGGGTGTAGGCCACGCTGGTTGTGCAACCAAGGAGACTGACATGGGTGATCGAGTATTGCTGCAGTGCGTAGCCGGCCACGGCACGGCGAAGCAGGAGGTGGGGCCGGTGCTGTACTTGCACTGGGAGGGCGACAAAGCGCCGGATGTGGTGGCTGTGCTGGCCGAGCGGATGAAGGACCGCGGGTCGATCGGCGACGTGGTGTACTGCTCTGCCCGGCTGGTAGAGGCGGCACTCGACGCTTGCGGGCTGCGCGGGACAGACACCGGCATCGGCATGTGGAACCACGACACGCCGCTGACTGCCAAGGACTCGCACGGCGACGCCGGGTGCGTACTGATCCATGTTGACAAGAAGTTCCGTTGCGACTGCATGGGCGGTTACCTGAAGACGGGCGCAGACGGGTTTCCGGCGATGGGGGGTGTGTGATGAACGGAACCGACAAGACACTCGTATATGGGGTATGCATCGTCGCGGTGCTGGTAATCGCGCTGGTTGGCATGAGCAACATGCGCGCCGCGAACGAAGCGCGGGCTATCGGCGAGGCCATCGAGGCCGGAGTGAACCCGATCGCTGCCCGGTGCGCAATCGTGGGGACGAACGGAATCGAGGCGCTGTGCTTGGCGGCGCTGCAGGAGGCCGAGCGATGAAGCCCTTTGACCGGTGGTGGAAGCAGTGGCGGCGCCGGGTGTGGCGGCGCGGGTACGACTGTGCGGCCGGTGAGTTGCTACGCGGCGCGTCGCCTAGGTGCATTGAGGGGTTGTACGACCTGTGCGACATCGAGGGTGGCGAGTATGCCGAGGGTATCCGCGAAGCCATCGCTGACTGGAACCGACTGGAGAGGAGGAGCAAGCAATGACAAATGACCCCACGAACCATCCCCTCTACCCCATCCTGATGGCGGTCATCGAGCAGGTGACCAAGGGCAAGGGCGAGCGGCACGGGGGCGAAGCGACGCCGTTCCTTGAGCAGCAGTGGACGACACTGGCGCGGGTGCACGGCCGGGGGTTTCTCACCGGGCAGGCGGCGAAGAAGCTGAACGAAGCCGTCGACCGAGGGCTGCAGGACGTGGCGTTCGAGCGCGAGGTGCTGGGTGCCATCGCGTACATCGGCATGGCTGTGCTGTTCGACCGAGGAGAGGTGTGATGATCGAAATCCTGACTGTGCTGGGGACCATCGGCGGCCTGTTGTTCTTGGCGCTGATCGTCGGCGTGATCCTGCTGGCGGTGTTCTGCCTGATCGTTGGATACGTCGGCTGTCGGATCGGGCGGCGCGTGATGCAAATCGAAGCGATGGAAGGGAGGATTCCGCGATGAGCAAAAAGCCAACCCGAGATCGGTGCAAGGAAGCGGTGTACGCCCCGGGCATGTTCCGCAGTTCGCAGTGTGCGAAGTACGCGGTGAAGGAGGGCTACTGCGCGCAGCACCACCCCGACGCGGTGAAGGCTCGGCAAGAGAAGTCGATGGAGACGTACAAGGCAAAGCAGGAAGCCGAGCGGAGTCGATACAAAGCATACGGCGACGCGCTGCTCAGGGAAGAACTCGCCGCCGCGAAGGCGGATGCGGAGAGGTATCGGTGGCTACGAATGAATCGTCTTTGGCTCAAGGCGAATCTGCCTATGCTAGCCGCGCCACAGTTAGATGCCGCCATCGACGCCGCCATCGCCAAGGAGAAGGCATGACCACGATGCAAGACCAGTCGCGCAAGTTCTCCGGCGCATTGCAGGCCGTGCCGACTCTGGAGCAGGTCACCGCCGGGTCGGTCCTACGCATAGCCGATGCCGTCGAGAAGATGGCGGCGAATTACGACATCCTGCGCGATGACCGCGACTACTGGAAAGCGAGATGCGCGCGGTACGAACAGTTACTTGACATAGAGCGCCGTCGAACGGCCGTGCTGCGCGGAGTCGTCAAGCGGATGAAGGAGAAAGCATCGTGATCACCATCACCGAAGTGATCGAGCAGTGCGCGAAGATGGTCGAACCAACCGATGCACACCGAAACAACCCATACGACTACATCAGCGGCAGAGAGGCAGTGGAGGTGCTAGAGCTTCTTGCTAACAACATCCGCGCCCTCGCCGCGCAGTATGAAGGCTGCATCGTGGCGGATGGTGAGCCGGTAGCCGAAGTCAAGCGGTATCAACAATGGGCGTGCGACGTTGTATTGGTTGATGCCGGCACGCACGAAGAACTCGCCGGCAAACTTCTTTACCTCGCCAAGGAGCCAAAGCCATGACCGAGAAGAACCATTGCCTATCCGGTGACGTGTGCAATACGCCCATCGCTTGCATCGAGAAGGGTTGCCACATCGTGCGCGAAGCAAAGAAAGAAATGACCGAGCCGATCAAGCTGCCGCCTTTTAGTCCGAATCTGCGGGTAAGCGAAAGACAGCGCGAGTTTGCGCAAGACTACGCCCGCCTCGCCGTCGAGCAGGCAACGGCGGAGTTGCGGGCGGAGTTGGCGGCTGTGACAGAACGGGCTGAGAATTTGGACCGTGCGAAAGAGTTTATGCGCTGTGCCCTGTCAGTAAGAACTGACGAGCGCGACGAAGCCCGTGCCGAACTGGCGCGGCTGACGACTTTGCGGCCGATTAAGACTGCGCCGACAGACGGCACGGAAATCATGCTCTACAACGGCAAGCGCCGGGCTACCGGCTTCTACGGTAAGCCAGAAGGTTGGGCCAACCCGAAGATGTTTATCTGGCCCTACATCAAAGTGAACCCGACCCACTGGACCCCGCTCCCGCCCGTGAAGGAGGCAGACAAGTGAGCAACAGATATATGACCAACCTCGGCCGCAAATGGGTCGGGTACAAGTTTCCTCGCCCGTGGAAATACTGGCACATACGATGGGCGTCCAAGCGCGGCGGTGCGCGGTGGGCATACAACTTTCCGCAGTCTTGCCCTGAATGGGCTTGCCAGCATTGCCGACCTGTGGCCGGAAAGAGGGCAGACAAATGAGCGACATCGAAGTGATCTGCGCAACTATCGTGCTTGTAGTCGGAATTCTTGCTGCTGCGTGGATGAACCGATGATGCGGCGCTATAGATTGCATGCGGCGCTTCACCGAAATAACCAGCGGACGCGAGCAAATCCGTACTCGTTAAAACGTGTATGGGGCAGCGGCATGCGCGTTGCTTGCGGATGGGCGTGCGCTGCGTGTCTGCCGATGCGGATCAGAACGAGGGCGAAGATGATGAGGAAACTACGATGAGCGCCGGCGAATGGGCTTTTGCTAGCTTCTTTCTAATATGGGCAGGTTGGCTAGTTGTTGCGGTTGCGTTATGCCGCCGATCAGGGAGGCCGCCAGTGCGCTATCCGCGGCCTCTTAGGGCCGAGTGCGAACCGCAGCACGCCAACGAAGACGGCTGGACGGATTGGATAACGCCTGTTACGTCCGGCTACCTGATGCAGTGCTGCGACTGCAAGCTGATCCACGAAGTCGAGTTCCGGGTAGCGCATCGGGTTAACGGCGGTGCTGACGAATACACCGTCGAGGACGCAGACTTCCGCGCGCAGTTCAGGATGCGCAGAAAGGCAACGCCATGACCCCACGCGGACGCAAAGCCGTCGCCCGCACGCTGCGAGAGTGGGCTGCCGCGCATGAGCTAGGAAAAGCACCCCGCATTGATCTATCCAAGATGCCGCTCTACTTGGCGGCGCGGGCGCATTCGCACTCGTTTACGGTGCACGTCAGCGAACGCCGCATCGTAGAATCGCTTACAGGCAAAGAACTCGCCACCGGCCTGCTGCTGGCTGCGGCGGTGATTGAGGCGGGGGATTCGGCGTGACCCCCAAGCGCTGCATCCAGTGTCGCTCCCGTCTGGCTGTGGCTACACTGTACCGCGGAGGCAAGCGTCAGCCCCGGTGTGCGGAGTGCATCGCCGCGCGCAAGCGTGCGGAGGCGCGCAACAAGAAGGAGGGTAAGTGATGGATGCGTATGAGCGTCTGGTATTCCCGAAGTACGTAGGGTCGTACCGCGTTGGTGGTAACACCGGTGTGCTGCTTATGTTGGTGCGCAAGCCCTGCTGGTTCCGCCGCACTATGGTTCGGCTGGTGCTGGGCTGGGAGTGGGTAGACGGATGACCCCCATCCGCAACGAGCGGGGAGTCAAAGCCCGGGTCAAGACGATACTTAATTCTTACGGGCCGAGAGTCTGGTACTACATGCCAGTGCCCGGTGGCTATGGCCGATCAGGTGTGCCAGACTTCGTTGGTTGCGCAAACAAGCGGTTCTTCAGCATCGAGACCAAGTTCGGCGGCAACCAGCCGACCCTGCACCAGTCGCAGGAACTCGCCGCCATAAAGGTTGCCGGGGGCTTGGCGTTTGTCATCGACGAGACGAACGTGGAAGGGCTGTCCATCGCCATGGACCTGATCCTGCGAGAAACCTAGGAGACATCATGGAGTACGACGAGTCGACGCCGGAACCTGTACCGGCGCCGTTCACCGAAGCAGAGGTCGCAATCCTGACCCGCATGACCGAGTATCTGGAAGCGGACGCCAACCGCCGAGAAGCGCTGCGGCTGGAGTGGCGAGCCCGCCGGGCGATGCCGGAGACTGCCACCGAGCGACGCAAGGCTACGCGGGACGCGGACTTGGCACGGCTGCGGGAGCAGTGATGCAACTGGTCGGTGACAAGCTGGTGTTCCCGGTGGTGGACACCTCGAACCTGCTGCAGGCGATACCGCATGCACGCTCACTGATGCACAACGGGCAGCTGCTCGCTGCCGTGCCGCATGGGCTCGACGAGACGCTGGTGCTGCGCAACCTAGGCTACGAGCCGCCAGCCCCGCTGGAGCGCACCTACACATGGCCGGGCCGGTATACGCCCATGCCGCACCAGATCGCTACCGCATCGTTCCTGTCGCTGCGCAGGCGGGCCATGGTGCTGTCCTCGATGGGCACGGGCAAGACCATCAGCTCGCTGTGGGCAGCGGACTACCTGCTGCGCAGCAAGCACGCCACGCGGGTGCTGGTGGTAGCCAAGCTGTCGACCGTTCGCCCGGTGTGGGCACGGGAGATGGCGGCGTCGTTCCCCTACCGCACGCTGCATGTGCTGGTCGGTGACAAGGCGAAGCAACACCGGGTGCTGGGGAATGTGCAGGACGGCGACTGGGCGGTCATCAACCACGACGGGTTCACCGGGCTCACGCAGCACCTGCGCAAGTTCGACCTGATCATCTACGATGAGGCGACCGCGGTGAAGACTACCGGGTCGATCCGGTTCCGCCGACTGTTCCGGTTTGTCGAGGAGAACAAGCCGTGGCTGTGGCTGCTCACCGGCACGCCGATCACGCAGACTCCGATGGATGCGTGGGCCTATGGCCGACTACTGGCCAGCCCCGCGCTGCCCCGGTCGAAGGCGACCTTTGAAGACCTTGTCATGAACAAGGTGTCGAAGTTCAAGTCCGTCCCCCGGCCCAACGCCATCGCCGAATGCCAGAAGGTGCTCCAGCCGTCGATCCGGTTCTCGCTCGACGAGTGCGTGGCGCTGCCACCGCAGGTCATGGTGTACCGCGAATCCACTTTGTCCAAGACGCAGGCGGCGGTGTTCGCGGAGATGAAGGCCACGGCTGCCATCGCAGCGCACCAGATCACGGCGGCCAATGCGGCGGTCGTGGTGACCAAGCTGCTGCAGGTGTGCTGTGGCTGCGTCTACACCTCCGGCGGGGTCGTGCGCACGGCGGTCATCGACGCCGAGCAGAGGCTCACGACGCTGATGGATGTGCTGGACGAGGCGGGGGGCAAGGTTGTAGTGTTCGTACCCTTCCGCGCGGTTCTCGACTGGCTGGAAACTGCATTGACACAACGCGGCTATAGCGTAGCATCTGTCCATGGCGATGTGCCCGAGACGGAGCGCAGCAGGCGGTTCCATGCGTTCCAGCACGACGAGCATCCGCACTTCCTTCTCGCGCACCCGACAGTCGCCTCCCACGGGCACACACTGACGCGGGCGCAGACCGCGGTGTGGTACGTCCCGACGCATAGCCTAGAGACATACGAACAAGCCAACGCGCGCATCCAGCGCATTGGCACCACAGCAAGAACGCAGGTGGTGCACCTGCTGGCTACCTCGTTCGAGCGCGGCTTGTACACCCGGCTGCAGAACAAGCAGTCTGTCCTTAACGATTTTCTTGACCTAGTGAAGGGGGTAAACGAATGACGGGCGCAGTCACGCTGGACGCAGCCGTCACGAAGTTTCTGGACATCCGCAAGCAGATCGACGCGATCGAGCGGGAGACCAAGGCCAAGGTGGCGCCGATGAAGGAATCGCTCGCCATGCTGGAGGCGTGGATCACGCGGGAAGCCGATGCACAGGGACTGAAGACGGTAGCGACCAAGGCCGGCACCGGCTACTGGTCGACGCATGCCACGGTGTCCATCGCCGATGGCAATCTGTTCTGGGAATATGTCCGCAACAACGACGCATGGGAGCTGGTCGAGAAGCGGGCATCGAAGACGGGTGTGGAGGCTCACATCCAAGGCACGGGCGAGGCGCCCCCCGGGTTGAACATCAACCGCCGGCGCGTATTCAATGTACGGTCTACTCAGGGAGAGCAAGAATGACCACCGATGTAACCCTGCAAGTCCCCGCACACATCGCCGCGCGGGTCGCTGCGCGCAACGCGAACGGGCGGACCAAGTCGGAAGTCGCGGCACAGATCGACGCCAGCAACCCGACGCCGAAGATCAGCATCCGCGCCTCGCGCTTCCGCATCGTGACCAACGGCGAGGAGACCATGATCGGCTCCGAGATGCTGGGCGTGATCGTGGGTGGCAACCCCGCTACCAGCCGCGCGTACTACGCGGAGAAGTACGTGTCGGGCGACTCCGGCCCGCCGACCTGCAGCTCGGTCAACGGCAAGACCCCGGACGCCAACATCGCAGCGCCGGTGTCGCAGCAGTGCGCTGCCTGCCCGAATCAGGTCCGCGGGTCGAAGATTCTCCCCTCCGGCGCGCAGGGCACGCTGTGCTCCCCGTACAAGCTGCTGGCGGTCGTGCCGCTGGTGCAGGGGGTGGGTCTGGCGCCCTACCAGCTGTCGGTGCCGGTGACCGGCCTGTCGGCGCTGCGTGAGTACGTGAACAAGTTGGCCAACTACGGGCTGTCGCCGGAGGAGGTCATCACCAAGTTCACGTTCGACGACGAGGCGTCCTTCCCGCTGCTGCAGTTCGACCAGCACGGGTTCGTGCCGGAGACCGCGCTCGGCCAGATCGACGCGATCGTGTCGAGCCCCGAGGTGAAGGAGGTCACGTGGGTCAACCCGCCGGCCCTGCCGCAGGTGGCCGCCCCCGCAGCGGTGGCGCAGATCGCAGCGCCGGTTGCTGCAACCATCCCGGCCCCGGTGGCACCCGCAGCAGCCCCGGCTGCGCTCGCGCAGTTGTTCCCGGCAGCAGCCCCCGCACCGGCCCCGGTGGCAGCCCCCGCGCCGGTCGTCGCGTCCCCGGAGGCGTTGTTCGCCGCAGCAGCGCCCGCAGCGCAGGTGCAGGCAGCAGTCGAGGCAGTCGCCGCCCAGCCCCTCCCCGCCCCGGTTCTCGGTGCATCCCCGCCGCCGCGTCCCCGGCGCGCTCGGGTCACCGTCGACCAGCCCGCAGAAGCGCCCGCAGCGCAGGTGCAGGCAACCGCAGAGCCGGCCGCACCGGATCAGCTGGAGGCGAAGATCGCCGCATTGTTCGCCTGACGCGGTAGCATCGGCTTGATCCCCCGGGGGCCGCTGGCCCCCGGTTCTTTCTGCGGAGGCGCGTATGGGAATGGATTTGCGCGGGTTCTTCGGGCGGACGCTGCCGCCGGAAGGGCGATACGTGTTGCTCGTGATCCGGTCGAGTGGGGCACGATTCAACATCCAGACAGAATCACTCGATGAACTGGTCGACATGGTCGACACGATGGACCGTCGAGCGGACACGACGGTGTACCACGCGGTAGGTGCATTCGCCGACAGCATCATCACCGGCGAGAAGGTCCGCAGGCTGCAGGAGGATGCGCGAGCGTTCCGCACGCTGGCGATGGATGTGGACGTGGGGGCAGGCAAGCCCTACCAGACGCAGCAGGAAGCCGCCCTCGCCGTGCTCAGGGCCGCAGCGGACAGCGGGATGCCGGAGCCGATGCTGGTGTCTTCCGGCTACGGGGTGCACGTCTACTGGCCCATGTCCGCGGATGTCGACCCGGCGCAGTGGGTGCAGATGTCGACCCAGCTGCTGGCGCTGATGCGTCACACCGGCGTGCAGGTCGATGCGAGCAAGGTGCGTGACCCGTCGATGGTGCTGCGCCCGCCGGGCAGCAACAACAAGAAGCGCGACCCGTGGGTGCCGGTGCGCGTCGTGCAGGAGGGGTCGATCACTGCCCCGGCCGACCTGCAGATGGTGCTGGCCAATGCGCCAGCGGAAGTCGTGGCAACCCTCACCGCCCCCGCCGCCAAGGTGGCAGCGCCCCTGTCCAGCATTGCCAGTGCGATCGTAGGCGACGCACCGGAGTACCCGCCGCTGGCCCCCGCCGACATGGAGCCTCAGTGCGCGCAGCTGGCTGAAGCCGCTGCGACCGGGTTCGCCGGCAACTACAAGGCGTGGATCACCGCGCTGACGGTGGCGAAGTTCTGCGAAGACCCGCTCGACGCAGCCCATCGGTGGTCCGAGCATGCCCCCGACTACGACGCAGCCGAGACCGAGCGCGTGCTGTCGACACTGCATGCCACCGGCCCGTCGCTGTGCCAGACCTTCGCCCTGCACAACCCGTCGGGGTGCGCAGCCTGCCCGCACAACGGCAAGATTCGCAGCGTGGCTGCGTTGTCCGGTGCGTCTCTACCAACAACTGTGCCGGTGCCGCCTGCGGCGCTGGTTGCGCAACCAGCCGCTACCCTGACCCTGCCACCCGGCTACGTCACCGCCAACCGGGCGATCTATCGCGTCATCGACGGCGTGCGCGATCTGGTCATCGAGTACCCGCTGATCGTCATCTCGCACACGACCGAGGTCAGTCAGACGACGGAGGCCCGTTGCGCAGAGATCATGGCGGACATACCGTCGGAGGGATGGCGGACATTCCTGATCCCCATGAAGGCCCTGTACGGGCGCGACACGGAGCTGGCCGAGGCGCTGGCGAGTCGTGGCGTGTACCTACCCAAGGGAAGGACCGCACGTGTTGGAGCGTACATCGTGGACTACCTGAAGCAACTGCAGCAGGCAGCAGCCGCAGCCGAGGTGTACCGGCAGATGGGCTGGTCGGCGCGGGAGGATGTGTTCGTGGCAGGGTCGACTGCCTATACTGCGACGGGCAGCGCGCCGTGTCGCGTCGGAGACCGGGTCCGCAGCATTTCCGGGTCGTTCCGCACCGAGGGGCAACTCGCCAACTGGAGCGCGGCGGCCAACGTGTACAACTCGCCTGAGCTTCGCATGCACGCCTTTTGTCTGCTGGCGATGATGGGCGCCCCGCTGATGCGCGGCTCGGGACTGGATGCCGCGGTGCTGTACATGTACAGCCCGCAGTCAGGCACCGGCAAGTCGACCACCGGCCTGCTCGGGCTGTCAGCCTTCGGGGAACCCGGCCGGATGAAGATGCAGGCGGCCGATACCCACAACGCGATGATGATGCGCTTCTCGCTGCACGGCTCGACACCGGCCTACATCGACGAAGTGACCACGATGGACGACGAGCAGATGCGCATGCTGCTCCTTCAGGTCACCCACGGGCAGCAGCGCGCCCGGCTGCACTCGGATGCGTCGTTGCATGACGCAGTGCAGTGGAACACGATCGTGGCGGCTAGCGGCAACCGGGACATCCACGCCGGGCTGGCAGCAGCAGCGAACAACGAGGGAGCGCAGATGCGGGTGCTGCAGGTAACCCTGCCCCCGACGGCGACGTTCTCGCGGACCAACGCGGGCGCGCGGATCAGCGCCCTGATCGACTCGAACTACGGCCACGCCGGCCCGATGCTGGCGCAGGAGATCATCCGCATGGGTGGGCCGGGCAAGCTGTTCCGCGCGGCCGAGGAGTCGATGGATGCGACATACAAGTTCCGGTTCGAGGGGCCGGAGCGGTTCTGGCGGGCCATCGCGGTGTGCGCCTATGCGGCCGGCACGCTGGCCAACCGGATGGGGCTGGTGCAGCTCGACGTGCCGGCGATCATGAAGGCAGCGGTCGAGAACGTGGACATCCTGCGGTCGTCGGTGCGCGAGGGTGCGCTCGACGGCATCGACCTTGTCGGCGAGTTCGTCCGGCAGCTGGCGCCGCAGATCGTAGTGATGAAGCACAATCAGGACAGCGGGCTGCAGACACCGCAGTACGTGCCGCCAACAGGCGAGGTGGTGGGCAGGCTCGACGCGCTATGCACGAACCGGGTCAGCTTCTCCGGTGGTTCCCTGCACATATCCAGCAGCGCGCTGCAGCAGTGGGCGCGCAAGCGGGGGACCGATCAGGCGACGATCCTGACGCAACTGATGCGCGACGGGGTGGCAGTTGTGCGGCCGAGCACGGCGAGCCCCAACAAGGTCACGCTGACTCGTGGGACGGGTTCCCTCGGGACGGCAGTGAGGTGCTACTCGATCAGCCTGACGCACCCGCGTCTGATGAGCGCGATCGGGAGCAGTTTCGACAACAAGCAGCCAGCAATCGCACCACTGCAGGTGGTGCCGGCAAACGCTGCACAATAGGAGAACCAACATGGCAACGAGAACACCGCCCGGACGCACCGGGCTCATCAAGCTGGTCGACGAGATCAGCAGGCTGAAGCGGCCGGAGTACGTGGACGAAGATGACTTCTCAGACGCGCCACCCGCAGTGAAGCGGGCCAAGACCGCTCGGGATACTGCGCGGGAGATCATCCGGGCATGGAACGAGAAGCGAAGCAAGGCATACGAGGAGCGAGTCGACAAGCTCCACGCCGAGTCCCGGCGCATCCGGCTGGTGATCGAGACCGGGACGCTGGACGAAGCCCGCAAGGCGATCGAGGCGTTCGAGCGGGCGAAGTTCTGACCTAGCGGCGCCCGCGGTTCTCGCTCTTGCTCATCACGCGCAAGTTGCTGCGGGCGTTGCTTCCACCCTTGTCGATCGGATGCTTGTGGTCGACATCCTTGCCGTCGCCCTTGCGGACGGCACCTTCCTTCTCCATGATCGACCGGGCCGCGTTGCGCTGTGCCCGGTTTTCTTTTTGTTCGGGCTTGCTGTGGTACTCCCGGTACTCCTTAGCGTAGTCACGTGCCTTGGCCATTATTGCTGCTTCTCCTTGATCTTCTCGTGAAGTCGATCGTACTGCTCGGCGATGAACTGCTGCAGCTCCGCCGGGTCAGGGTTGCCGCGAGCGTACTGGTCACGCACATGCTTGCTGATCGCCGCCCGGGTGTCCGATAGCATCCCACGAATCGCCGATGACTGGAACGCCTGTGCTTCAGCCAGCGGCTGTTCGCTCAGCCGGAACCCGAGGAGCGCTGCCAGCGCAATTGCCTTCGACGGCTCGTTGCCGAGGATGGTCATTTTCTCGTCGATGAGCGTATCCATCGCCTTGCCGAAGTCGGCCGAGCCGGGCACCACGAAGAAGTTGGGCATCATCGACTTCCACATGTGGTGGATGCTGGCGTTGACCTTCTCGGTGGCGCTGTCGGTCGGCCCGTGGATGTCCTTGCTGCGGAAGAAGTCCCGTCCGAACATCGACTCGACCACGTTGACCACCGGGCCGGATGGCATGAACGCCTGCATGAACGGCACGCCCATCAGCCCAGTCTGGCTGGGGTCGAGGATGCCGCCCAGCGGGATGAACGGCCGCACGTCCATGTAGACCGGGTTGTCCCCGAACGGCATGCGGATCACCTTCGGCGCGTTGATTAGGCCCGGCAGCAGCGGGCCTTTCTGGTCGTCGCGCAACAGCTTCGCTTCGCGCTCCCGGTCCTCATCATCGAGGCCGAGGAGTGCGTATGATAGCGCGTGCGTTGCGTACAGCGCAGTGGTCAGCGTGGCGAGCTTCCACGGTCGGGTGAGCGCGATCTGCGCGAACGCCGGGATCATCCGGTACGGCCACGACACGAACGGCAGCACGGTCGCACGGGCGACGTTCACCCACGGCGCGCGGATGTCGTAGTTGAGGAACGCATCGCGAGCAAACTCCGAGGCCCGGACCCGGTCCCCGTCGTAGCGCACGAGCGCATCCATGTAGGCGGCCAGCCGGAACACGTCGTCCTCGGCTGCGTACAGCGCGCTGGCGATGTCATCGGCCTGCCCAGCCTTGGTCCGCGCCCACTGCACACCGGGCGACTGCGTGATGCCGTTGATGAGAAGCGACGCCGAACCCAGCGCGCCGGCTTGGTTGGGCGCCTTGGCGAAGGCTTTCTTGGCGTCGTCGAGCAGCTGGGTCAGCTCGTCGCGGCGCAGCTCGTTGACCGAGTACGACCCGAGGTCGGCACCGCTGGTCTGGAACTCGCGCAGGATCGCCGCATGCTCCGGCTTCTTCGGGTCCAGCATAACCTGCAGCGCCTCGATGACCCGCTCGGCCGGCACGTCGTTCAGGAACGCCAGCGAGATGTTCGATACGCTGTTGGCGATGTGCGTCTTCGGCGACCACTTGGTCTTGACCGCCTTCCACCACTGCGTCATCGGGGTGACGAACGGGATCACCGGCTGGCGGGTGTAGTAGGGGCGCAGGTCGTACCAAACGGTCGCCGGCACGTACATGCCGGACAGCGCACCGTACTTCTTGGCCACTGTTCCCGGCAGCGTCGTCTCCGGCACCTTCACCCACTGGCGTGTGTTCACGGCAACGAAGAACGACTTGGTGTCGTCCAGCTCCTTCGCCGAGATGAGCGTAGCCTGCCCGGACTGCTGCAGCGCCTCGAACTCGTCGGCGGTGATCGCGACGCCGTCTTTCATGTTGCTGCCGTAGGCAAGAAACGAGAACATTTCCGCCCGGGCGACTTCCTTCGACATCAGCTCCAGCGTGATCGCCATGTTGTAGAGCGGGTCTTCGATCTCGCCCAGCGCCTTGCGCTCGTCCGTCGTCAGGTCAGCGCGCAGCAGCACCCGCTCCGGGGTGGCATGCTGCAGGTCGATGTGCCACTCGCGGCTGGTGTCGGCAACGTAGTCCTGCGGGATCGGCGTGCCCTTCTTGATGAACCGCTGCTGCGACTTCTCGCGCTCGGGGCGGACGTTGGCCGGCAGCACCCGGATGTACACGTCCCCGTCCTGCATCGGACCGTAGGCGGCGACCAGATCGTCGCGCGAGACGAAGTGCCGCAGCCCGCGCATCTTGGCGATGTCGAGCTTGTTGCCCCGGCCGGAGTACACCCCACCGGTCGCCTCGAACTCCTCCAGCTTGCTCAGGTAGCTGCGGTGCAGGTAGGCAAACTCGTTCTTCGCGAACGTCTGCTTGTCGAGCAGGTTCAGGTTGACCATGGCCGCGCCCAGATCGCGGATGGCGGACCGGGCGTTAGTGAGCACTTCCTTCTCGCGGGCGCTGAAGCCGGTGTTGGGGTCGGCCATCATGGCGTCCCATGCCGCGGGCGACTGCAGCGCGGTCTGCACGATCACCTTCTGCGGCGGAGTCATCGCCGACAACTCGTGGAGCACGTCGTACACCAGCCGGGATGCAGGCTGGCTCACGCGCATCTGTACGTCGATTTCCTTGCGAATCTGGTCTTCCGGCACACCATACCGGTCGATGAGGCCGACACCGACCACGTCGATCCAGTCCTGCACGATGGGCGGGGCCTTGGTGTAGGCAGCACGCATCAGCGCGCCGGTCTTCGACGACAGCAGGGCGGCCAGCTTGGGCCAGCCGATGAACTCGAAGCCTGCCTTGTAGATGCTGTCGATCGCACGCAGAACCGACAGGCCCACCGACAGGCTGGTGTACTTGCGCTCCCGGGTACGGATCGGGCTCATCGCCGTGGTCCGGTCGCGGAAGTCGGCGCCGACTGCGCGCGCCATGGGGGAGGTCATGACCTTGCCGCGGATGCGCGGGGTGGTCGAGTCGTACGGGGCGAGCAGGGGGCTGGCCGGCGGCCCGGGGGCGGCGCCAGCGGCGTAGTTCGGCTTCATCGCGGTGAACCCGATGTCCGAGTCGAACACGTCCGCCCGCGGACGGTCATTTGCCCCTTCGTACTGCCCCGGATCGGTCGTGCCGCCCTTCTTCGTGTTGCGCGGCGGCGCTGGCGCCATCGTTTCGACGGCTTCGAGGATGGCAGCAGACGTGACCAGAATCTCCTTGGCCAGCGTGTCGTTCGGGATGCCCATGATGCGCGCCCACGACTGCACGAACACGTCCCACAGGTTCTTGGCCATTTTCACGAGGCTGAGCTTCTTGCTCAGCTCGGGCGTGACCTTCATCTCCTTGAGTACGCGCTGCAGCGCCGGGTCGGTCATCGAGTAGGCGAGCATCTCCTTGACCTTGCCCAGCTGATCGAGCTTGCCAGCCAACAGCGCCTCGATGCCGCTCATCGACTGGCCGGAGGCTTGGTTGGTCAGCCCGAGGCGATCTGCGTGGCCGCGCGCTTCTGCCGCGCGAGCGGCGAAGTCGTTGGCCAGCGCAAGCATGCGGTTGAACAGCGGGCTGCCCACGTTGTCCGCCGCCCACACCGCGGTGGCTGCGTGCACACCTTCGTGCAGCGCGTAGCTCCAGTACGCCCCGTTCGAGGAGATAGTGATCGTCGGGTCTTGCTTGCCCGGCACACCCGGCACGAACGCAGCGACGGCGCTGGGGGGCAGCGTGCCATCCTCCAGCTTCACCTTCGGGTTGAAGTTGATCCGCAACAGCGCGTTGGCGAGCGTTGCCTCGATCGGTGACAGGTCGCGCATGGCCAGATACCGCAGCAGCGCGCGGTAGCCGGTGTACTTGGTCGGCTTGCCGAACTCCCCGAACTTCCCATCGAGGATGTCCTGCAGCTTGTCCATGGCCACGTTGCCTGCTTCGACCTTGCCCCGGATCACATCGGTGAACACCGGCTGCAGCGCGCGGGTGCCATCGGCGTTGAGCGAGCCCATGCGGTACTGGTGCCACAGCGCAGCGAAGCGGGTCACCGCCGGCGAGTCGCTGGCCGGCGTCGCCGCCTTGGCCACGCCCAGCAGGTAGTTGATGTCCGCCTCGCCGTGCTCCTCGACCAGCGCCGAGAAGTAGCTGTTCGCCTGCATCGTGAGAGCGCGTATCGCTTCGACTTGCTGCGCAGTCGACTCGCTGGCCTTGGCAGCAACCTTGGTGAACGGAGAGGTGTCGCCCAGCTTGTCCGTGGCCGAGCGCGGTCCCAGCTTCTGCGCGAGGCTGCTTATCAACTTGCCGAGCTTCTCGGCGATGCCGTTAAACTCGGCGCCGCCAACGACTTCCAGCGCGTACTCGGTGTCCGCATCCAGATCGAGGCCCGGGCCATCCGCCTTGGTGATCTCGCCGGTTTCTTCGTCGACCTCGTCGTCCAGCAGCATCTTGGCGACGGACTTCGTGGCGGGCTTCTTGCCTTTGCCACCGGCGGCGTAGTTCGGCGCATCGACGCGCCCGACCAGATTACCGGCCAGCACATCGGGGTCGACTTCCACCCGCTTCAGCGCGTCGGCCACCGCGGCGCGGTAGGCCATCGGCACCGCCTTGCGCATCGCCTTCTGGAACTCCGGCGTCAGGTCGTAGTCGGTCAATGCGCCGATCGCCCGCGCAGCAGCCCGTGCCACGGCGTTGCGTTGCCGGCCCGGGGGGACGTTGCCCACGGCGGCGAACATGGCCGCCAGCCGCTCGGGCAGGGTCTTGATGTCGCCGGCAGGCGTGTCGGCTTTCTCGTCGTACACCTTGGTGACTGCAGCGCGCAGCTCTTTCGGCGGCAGCGCCTTGGCCGTCATCGGCGTGGGCGCCGGGGCCAGCAGGTCGCTGGCCAGTGCCTTGCCCTGCTCCTTGGCTTCGGCCTTGGTCACCTTGTCGGTGGTGCGCTCGCCAGCGGGCTTCTCGGCCGGGGCCGAGGGCTTCGGTGCCTTCTGCTCGGCCGTGGCCTTCTCTGCAGCTGCGACTTCTCCACGGATGCGCTCGGCAACCGCTGCCGCTTCGAGCTGCGCGGCGCGCTCCTTCTTCGACATCGCCTTGGCCGGCTTGGCGGCGGGCTTCTCTGCAGCCGGTTTCTTGGCCTTCGCCGCGACCTTCTCCTTGACGGGCGCTGGTTGCGCAACCGGCGCAGTCTTGGCAGCGGCCGGCTTCTTCGCTTTCGTTGCGATGTGTTCACGCAGTTTGGTGGCCGCAGCGGTCATCTTGCCGGCGAACTCGTCAGCTACCTGCGCCAGCCCCGTCGAAACAGGCGGCGGGGTTACAGGGCTTGTAACCTCCGTCGGGGCCGCGGCGAGTTCTTCCTGCAGCTGCGCTTGCAGGTCTTCCTCGGTCTCCGGCGCAGCACGCTTGGCCTTAACACGAGTATTTGCAGCGACCGCCTTGGTTTTCGCCGCAGTCGTTGGTTGCGCAACCGGCGCGGTAGCAGCGAGTGCAGCCTTCGCCCGCTTGGCCTTGCCGCGGACCTTGGCACCAGTGCCCAGAGCGGGCGCAGCCGGAGCGGTAGTCGTGGTCGGACCTTCTCCTGCAGGAGCCGCAGGCTGCGCAGCCGGAGGCTCGGTCGGGGGTGTGCCCTGCCGACCCTTGGCCAGACGCTTGGCCGTGGCGGTCTTGTCCGCAGCGGAGAATGCGCCCTCTACCGGCAGCTCTCGACCTTCGACGATGCCGGCCTGATCGAACAGCGAGCCGGGAGACTCCGGGCCGACCATGTCGCTTGGCGGGTTGCTCAGCAGCGCGCCCGGACCCATCGGGATGGCCTGCGCCGGCGCCATCGGCTCGGTCATCGGCGTGCCGAACAGGTCACCCTGCGTCGGCTGCAGGCCGAACAGCTCCATCTGGCGCGGGTCGATCTCGGGCATGCGCGACACCGTCGGCGGCACGACCTCACCGGGAACCTGCGGACCTTGGAACTGCGGATCGTCGGGGAACAGCTGACCGTTGGGCGCCGGCGGCCGGGGCGGGTTGTAGAACCTCGGGTCGACCTGCGGGGTCTCGGGCGGGCGCGGGCGGCCAGCAGCACCAGCAACACCACCAGCGAGGGCACCGGGCAGCGCCCCGAACACGGCGGCGGTGGCGAAGTTCTCCTTCGACTGGTCGTTCCAGAACGTCTGCTCCGGGTTGACCGCCATGCGGCCGACCTGTTCCAGCATCGTCTGTCCCAGCTCACCGGCAGACTCGCCGGCAGCGGTGATTCCAGCCTGCGCAGCGCCGCCGCGGGCACGTGATAGCAGGTTGGTCGCCATGCTAGCACCGGGCTGCACGACCCCACCCTTGAGCGCACCGGTAAGCGCCTTGGGCACGAGCCCGCCGACGCCGACCATGTTGGCCGCAGCGTAGGGCACGGCGAGCGCCGCCGCGCTCAGCATGTCGGTCGATCCTGCCTCATCCAGCTGGCCGCTGAGCACCGCGCCGATCGCGGACGGATACCCTGCTGCACCGCCTGCGGCGCTGGCGATGACCATGCCCACGCGCTTCTCGGCCTGCTCCCGCGCCATGTACGCGGGCAGTCCCTTCGTGCGGATCAGGTTGTCTTCGACTGCGGTAACGGCACGCAGCACCGCCGGCGCGCGCCGGGCGGCCATGGTAGCCAGTCCTGCACCGGTGAGAATCTCGGCCATGTACGGCGCCGACTGCACCAGCAGGTTGAGCGCTGCCTCGGGTGCGTTGGTCAGGGTCAGGTCGGCCAGCCGCTGCGGCGAGGTGTTGCGAGCGCTCAGCTCCTGTCGGTACAGGTCACCCTGCGCCGCGCTGTCGGCCAACGACGATGCGAGCGAGTCAGCACCCACCGCGCGGGCAGCACCGGAACCCAGTGAGCGCCAGCCGTCGGTATACCCGGACATGCCAGCCGCAAACGACTTGCCCAGATTCGAGCTGGGGACGGTCGCCTCGACCTCCTTCTCGAACTGATCGGGGTACATCGGCGTAAACCCCGCCGGGATCGGCGCACCGGCAGGCTGGGTATGCCACCCCTCGCGCGCCGCGCGCAGCAGCAGGCCCGAGTCCTTCGCCGGGTCGATGATCTGCCCGTTGATGAAGTAGCGCCCCTTGGCGTCCTTGCCGACGGGCGTGGGTGCCTGCTGCGGACGGCCGGCACGATCGGTTGCGGGGGGCGGGGCGCCGAAAGCGGTCATGTACTGCAGCACTGCCGGGACATACGCACGGGTTTCGGAGTGCAGCGCGCGCTTCTTGGCCAGAACCTTGTCGAGGTTGCCTTCGCCGGTGTTGTACGCGGCGATGGCCTTGGTCATGTCCCCGCCGTACCGCTCAGCCAGTTTGACCAGATACCGCGCGGCACCGTCGATCGACGATGCCGGATCGAGCGGGTCGACGCCGTACTGCTTGGCCGTGGCCGGCATGAACTGCATCAGCCCGGTAGCACCGGCGGAGCTTTTCCGCTTGCCCGACACGACGTTCGGGTCACCGCCGGATTCCTGCGCAGCGATGGCAGCGAGCAGGTTGCGCGGCAGGCCGTACTTGTCCTCGGTCTCGGCGAACAGCTGGGCGAACGGCTGCAAACCGCGTGGCAGCGCACCACCCACCGGCGCCGGAGGAGCAGCCGGCGCTGGAGCAGGCGCACCCGGCATGGAGAATCCGGGGATGGCCGCCTGCGGCTCGGGCTGCGCCGGGCCGGTGGTGAACGACCGGGTGAGTCCTACCATGAGGTCGGGTCCGAGAAGAAGAACGGCGAACGGCCCGCCGCCGAGCCGGGCGGCGCGGCAGGTGCCGCGGGAGCGGCGGGGGCAGCTCCGGGCTGGAGACCTTGCGGCGGCGCCGGTACCGGTGTCCTGACGCCGGTGTTGCGATCCATGCGCTCGATGCCGCGCGGGGAGGACAGCACGGCGGCACCACCCATCGGGTCCATGGTCACAGTCGGTGCACGGGTTTCCGCTTCGAGCAGGATGCGCTGCTCCTGCTGCGTCAGCTCGTACCCGGCTTTCAGCTTGTCACGGAGCAGGTTCACCTGCGCCTCGAACTGCTTGGCAGCGAGCGCGTTGCGCCCCTCGGCGGTCTTGGATGCGCGAATGGTCATCAGCTGCGCGAAGATGGCAGGGTTGGCCAGCGCCGACAGGTCTTCGACCATCGCCTCCATGGTGCCGTCGACTTCCTTGCCATCGTCGTACCGGAACTTCAGGGTGTTGTTCGGACCGCGAGCGAACGCGACGATCTGCCGGCCGGTTGGCGCGGCGTGGTTGTACACGTCGATCGCTGCCTTGATGTCACCCGCCACGAGCCGCCGGATGCCTTCCTGCGCCAGCTCGCCGTTGCGGCGCATGGTCATGTCGAAGTAGGCAGCGCGATGCTTCTGCGCGTCCTCGTTCAGCCCCAGTGCCGCCGCGGCGCGCTCGGAAAACTGCTCGATGCGGATGGCGTCATCGAACATCGACCGCGGGCGCTGGCTCTGGTAGTCCTCGAACGCCAGCCCGGGAGCGGGCTTCGTTGCTGGCGCCGTTGGCGCGGGCTTGGCTGCTCCGCTGGCCGGCGCAGGCGCTGGCTTACCCGCCGGGTGCGTGACCTCGATGACCGTCGGCGAAGACGGCGCGACCGCAGCTGCGCTCGGCGGCATGGGCGGGCCGGCCGGATTCACTGCGTCGGTCATGATGCGACGCGGCGCTGCACGGTGCGGTTGCAGCATCGCCGGGCTGCCGGCGGCGGCCAGTTCTTCCTCATACGACCGGGCGAACGTAGGGTCGCCGGCCGGCGCGCGCATGTTGTGCGGGTTGACCCGCGCGAAGTCGATCGCGGAAGCCATCACTTACCCCCTTCCGGCTGCATGTACTTCTCCTTGAGCCGGTCGAAGAACTCCGTGCCCTTGGCGCGCACGACCGCCGCCGGGACGACGTATTCCCCATCGCTCAGCGCAGCGGGACGCTGGCCGTCGATCATCGCCGGGATGCTGTCGCTGGTGCCGGTCCCCGGGCCTTCCACCGGCCCGCCCTGATTGAACGGCACCGGCTTGGCCATGGGCATCGGCAGCGCCTGCATCGGAAAGGTCTGCGCACCCTGCGGCGCGGGCGCCGGCGGCGGGGCCATTTCCTCAGCATCGGGTTGCTGCATGTCTTCGTACAGCCGGAGCCAGATCGACGGGAACTGCTCCCCGCCTACCATCGCATCGTCGTAGATGCCGTCGAACGCCGACTCCCCGGGCGGCGGCATGGCCGGCGCCGCAGGCTTGGCACCCGGTGCGGCCGGAGCGGGCATGGCAGCCGGCGCAGCGCCGCCGGTGGCAGGCTGGTACAGGCCGCGAGCGAACTCCTCCTGAGCGCGGCGAAGCGTGCGCCGGCGCATCATCATCTCGTCCATCTCATTCAGCTGCGAAGTCTCTGCCCGGTCGCGCCGGTCCCGGGCATCCAGATCGCGGATGGCCGAGTTGGCAATACCCATCGACTGCAAGAAGCTCATGATGCCCCCCATCCGTAGCGGCTCATCTGCTGGCGCAGCCGCCGCATCATCTCCTCCTCGAACTGCGACGTGCGCTCATCCCGATCGTACGCATCGACCGACAGCCACGGCTGTCGGAACGCCTGCGCCGTGTCGGCCACTTCCTGCCGATACTGCCGATCGGTCTCACGGCCTGCAAGCGTCAGGCCACCCGCCGCCGAGCCGTAGATGCTGGCCGGAACACCATAGTTGGGCGCCATGTTGAGCGGCGCCAGCGCGCGAGTCGTGGCAGCGTCACCCTGCTCCTGCCGGGACCGCAGCGCGGCGTTGAGTGTGGTCAGGTACGACGGCACGGCGCTGGCCCCCAGCGCGCCCATCGCGGCCCCGTAGGCGCCGGAGGTGGGGTCCACACCCATGCTCCCCAGCTGCCGCTGCACCGCGCCGGTCTGCGCTGCCTGATTGGCGGCAAAGTCTGCCGTCACCTGATCCATCACCTGCGACAGGTCGGCACCGGTGCCAATGGTGCGCGCCCGGTTCAGGTTGTCGATCGCGCCGGGCAGGTAGTAGCTGTTGAACGCATTGGCCTGCTGGTCGGCGAACGCCGCCTGCCGGCCGGCAAGGTTTGCCGTCTGCTGGTACAGCGGGATGGCCGCCTCCGCCGCGCGGGTGGCCTGCGGCTTCTTGACGATCAGGGACGTGAACAGCGACGGGATGGCGTCCTTGGCCACCCGCCCCAGCGGGCCGGCGAAGGCCCGGCTGGCACCATCGAGGAAGCTCGAACCGAAGTCGCTCACTGGAACACCCCCGTGTTCTTGCCGGTGCTCATGCGAGTCGGGCGCAGGTTGATGGCACCCGTGCTACCAGAGGGCATGCCCGGCGCGTTTGGCGTGCCGGTGATGAACGGCTGCGAGTCACCGAGGTTGGCGTTCACCGGTGCGCCCGGTGCTGCGCGCTCCATGTTGAACGCGGAGATGCCCCCGCCGCCCAGCGTAGCCGGCTGCGGAGCCGACATGCCGCCGGTGGCGCCCGGTGCGTAGGCGCTGCTCATGTCCGGCGCGGACGGCGCGGTCAGCTTGTCGACCAGTGCCATGCCGAGGTTGGTGGCGATCTGGGTGCCCATCTTGTTGCCGAACGACCCGATGGCCCCGGGCAGCGAGTCTGCGAACGACGGGGTGGCCCCGCCAAACGACCCGCCGCGCGCCGAGAACCCCACCTTGTCGGCCGTGTCCAGTACAAAGCCCTGCCCGGTGTTCGACCCACCCGGCGCCTTGAAGCCCAGCCCCGAGTCGCCCCCGCCGATCGACGTGCCCCCACCACCCATGGCGCCGGACAGCCAGTCCACCGCAGTCGATCCGGCCGTGGTCATCGCATCGCCGGTAACTGCACCGCCGATCGCACCCCCCAGCCCGCCCTTGATCGCGCCTGCGAGGCCGCCGATGCCTGCCCCGAGCAGGTTGCCGGAGCCGAGCGATGCCAGCGGAGCCAGCGTCCCTGTCTGCGCAACCTGCGTAGCAGTGCCCAGCAACGAGCCGGGCTGCGCGCCGAAGTACCCCGTGGCCGCGCCGAGCGCCGCACCCTTCAGGCCCCCGCCACCGGATGCTCCCAGCCCCGCGCCCAGCGCGCCAGCAGCCCAGCCAGCATTCGCCGCCGTCATCAGACCGAAGCCTACCGGTCCCAGCGCCAAGCCAACTGCCGACGGCAGGACGCTCTTGATCAGTGATTTCGCTTTACCGCCCATCGTCGACCTCCAGTTCAAGGACCGCCGCCGCGCGGGCAAAGCCCAGCCGCATCCACAGCCGCTCCGTTCCGGCGCTGGTCGCCTCTGCCCGGATCACGGAACAGCGCTGCTCGCGCGCCCAGTCCAGCAGGGACGGCAGCCACTCGCCGATCCATTCACCGGTGGCGGACAGCACCACGGCAATGTTGCGCATCGGCCCGATGTGGGTCTGGCACAAGGCCCACCCATGGATCGTGGCCGTCTCGTCTTCGTCGTCCATGGCGCCCAGCAGGGTGAGCTGGTCGTTGCACAGCAGCAGTCGGCAGATGTCCGGCGTCAGGTCGAGCGCAGAGCGACCCATGCCCGCGACAAGGCGCTCGCCCCACTCGGGCCAGAGGGTCTCGATGTCGGCTGGCTGGGCCTGCACTAGATACTTCACGGCTTCATCTCCGCTAGAAGCGCCCGAACGGTGTCGGCTAGCGCTTGCGTTGATGCCGCGAGGGCTGCCAGCGTTGTTCCGTTGATGCTGCCCGGATACGCTGTCTCGATGTCTCCCCGTAGTATCGCATGGTTACCCCGGTCCCCTGCAAGTGCTGCAAGGAGTTCGACGTTCTCTTTCAGGCTGGCCAAGAAGTCGATCAGCTCCGGGTTGTCCAGCGACCCGGGCACCGACGGTAGCGCAACAAAGTCCCTACGCGGCATCGAGTTGCTCCAGTTGGTAGGGGGTCTCGGCGATCAGCACGGCGTCTATGTCCAGCGCGGCGCTCACGCGGAACGACCACGTGTCTGCCCGGAACCCCGTCGGCAGGCGGAAGGTGGTGTCCAGCGCGACGAACCGCTGCCAGTACAGGTTGCCGTCGACGTAGACCTGAAACAGCACTGATTGCGAGGCCGAGATCAGCGGGCGAAGGTAATCACCCGCAACTTCCAGCGTGGCCACGTCCGCGCCGGCGACATCCCCACCGAGGTCGGTGAGCGCTTCGTTGGCGGCGATGATCGCCGCGAGGGCTGCTTCTGGGTCCACGTCGGTCCGTCCGTAGATGCGCGCTGCGCCGAGGTTGGAGGGCTTCGCCAGCGAGAACTCCTTGCTGTGCCAGTCCTGCACCGCGTAGGGCTCGTCCGGGTGGTCCCACAGGTCGAGGTCCGATCCCAGCACGAAGAAGAACTCGCCAGTGGTCAGATCGGAGTAGCCGGCGTCGGCATAGATGTCGGTGCGCACCAGCAACGGCAGCCGGTCCGACGCGCTCTGGAAGATGAACGACTCGCGGGTGCCGTCCGGCCGGGTGAAGTGGCCGAAGTATTTGCCGTCGTAGAAGCGCCCGTACAGCGTCTCGGGATAGAACTCGCGCCAGTCATCCCGGGTCATCAGCTGCGCCGTGGCGAGGCGAGGCGCCACACCGGACACATAGACCAGCCCCTCGTAGGAGGCGTACAGCACGCCGGCGCCCATGTTCACCATCGACCGCTTACTCACGCACGGGTACGGCACGTCCAGCAGTCGCATCGTCACCGAGGACGGATGGTTGCCGGAGGCCAGATACGGACGCCCCTGCGTCGCCACCACGACCGAGTTACCCACGGCGCCCAGCGCCACGATCGGCGTGTCGGTCGCGTACCGGTAGGCCGGCGGCCACGCCCACGGCTTGTTCGGCTCGCTGAAGCACAGCTCGTTGCCGCGGAAGCCGGCGGTCATGCCGTTGGTCAGGTTGATGATGCCCTTCAGGTCGGCGGGCGGCGCGTCGAAGAACGTCGACTCCAGCACCTCGCCCAGCCCAGAGTCGACCACGTTGTCGGTAAACGACCCGCTGGAGCCCAGCAGCGTGATCTCGGTCACGAACTGGTAGAACGTGCCGCGGTTGCCGGTGTTGGTCCGGTACAGGCGAATCTTCTTGATGTTGTGGTTGCCCGCCGGCGGCGCCGTGGGCAGCCCGCTGACCACCACCCGCTGGCCCGAGGTGTGCACCAGCAGCGCGCTCGTCGCCGAGGGCTTGGACTGCTCGCCCCACTCCGACACCCATGTGTACACCCACGTCTTGAAGCCACTGGTGATCGTCGATGCGCCGAACGCGGTTCCGTTGCAGGTGATGACCCCGACCTCGCCGGACTTGATCACGAGCGACGCGGCGCCGTTGATAAGCTCGCCGCCGGTGGTGTTGACCGTCAGGTCGCCGGTGCCCAGATTGCGCACCACGGCGATGAAGGTGGCCGTGAGGGTAGCCGCTGCACTCAGCGTGAGCGTCCATGGCGTAGACGTGCAATCAATCGTCTTGCCAGAGTCCGCCGCGAGTACGGTGTATGTCGTCGCCTTGGGCAGTGAGTCGTAGGCAACGGTCGGTGGCGTGGTGGGCGCAGGAAGCCCCAGATCGAAGTGGTCATAGGGGTACTGGGTGACCACACCGGCCGCCCATGCGGTGGTGGAGATGGACTTGACCAGCACCTTCTGCCCGGGCAGCACGGTGAAGGACGTGCCGCCGTTGATCGTGTCGCCGCCGGTGCGCTGGATCGTGATGTTGCCCGAGGCCGCGTCGTTGTGCACGACGACTGCCCACTGCGGCCCGACCGTGTTCGCCAGAAACAGCGTGACGGTATAGGGCGCGGACACATACCGGATGGTCTTCTGGTAGTCGCCGATGACCGCCGTGTAGCTGGCCACCCGGTCGTTCACCACCCGGAACGTGGCGCGGGCGATGTCGGTCGTCTTCGGCACCCCGTCGCCGGTGTAGTAGATGCGCGTGTCGGTGATGCCGGCGACCGCCGCACGCACCACATCCACGTCGTTCGCCCACATCATCCAGTAGTAGGTGCCCGACTCGCTGAACGGGAACAGCGTCTTCGCGTTGGGGATGGAGGCTGCGAGGATGCGCTGCGGCTTGCGATACGGAATCAGCGCACCGGAGGTGATCTTGCAGTTGCGGGCGATCTGCCCGTAGCCGTCAGGCAGCAGGCGTGGGGCGACCCGCGGAGCTTCCCCGCCAAAGCGGTTCAGCTTGATTCCGATCACAGCACACGCACCCACGCCCGGCCGTCGGGCAGAACCTTCCACACCTTGCCGACGACATGCGGGTCATCCCCCGACGTGGTAGCCGCTGGCAGAATCTTGCCGTCCGCGCCGCGCGCAGCCCGAACGTACTCACCGCCATAGGAGCCCTTCAGGTTCACCGGCACCTGCCCGGCGAACGACAGCTGAACGTACCGGCTCTCGTCATCCCCCTCGGCGATCTCCGCGCCCACGAATGCCGGCGCCGTCGAGACGATCATGAAGGAGTGCGCCAGCGCGTGCTGGTCGGTCACCTCGCCATAACCGTCGATGCCCACGACATCGCCGGGGGCTACCGGGCCGCAGTCTGTGCGCTTGCGTACGCACTCGGCATAGTCCAACCCCCCACCGACAATCGTGCCGCCGGCCGTGATCGACCGCCCCGTGCTGGTCACGGTGCCGAGCTTGAGCACCGCGGCGCCTGCGTTCCATCCGGCGCCATCGGCCGTGTAGAACGACGTGTTCTGGTAGATGCCGGACTTGAAGCCGATGCGCAGAATCTCCTCGCCGGCGCTCACTGCCTTGTCACCAGACAGCGAGTGGAACACCCCGCCCGGCAAACCCGCAGCCCGCGCGCCCGCGTAGATGCGATCCGCCGCCACCGTGGCGGCGTTGAACGTGCGCTTGCCAAGATCGGTGCCTTCGGCGTAGCCCAGCTCGTCGCCGAGGTACACGCCGTGCTCGATGTACATGCGGTTGGTGTTCTCGGTGGTGGCGAACACGCCAGCGCTGACCGTGGCCAGCCCGAGGCGACCACGCGGGTCGTTCGGGTTCGGGTCGAGAATCTCCGCGTTGATGCCGGCGTACACTGCATCCACGCCCAGTGAACCCGTCAAGCGCCCAGCGAAGGCGATGTTGCCCGTCGGGCTGTTCACCGGCGGGTTGGCGATGTCGCGGCAGATGAGCATCGTCGGGCCGGCATCGAGCTGATCGTTGCCGCCCGCGTCGATTTGGACATATGGGGGCAGCGCGTAGCCGGAGCCGCCGAGCCCCAGCGTGATGCCAGTGACCGAGCGGTCTTGGTACGCCGTGGCCGTTGCGCCACTGCCACCGCCGCCAGTGATCGACACGCCCGGCGTGCTGGTGTACCCGGTGCCCTTATTGAACAGGTGGATGCCGGTGACGATCCCGCCCTTGACCACAGCGGCCGCAGTCGCACCAGACCCGCCGCCGCCACTGATCGTCACAGTTGGTGCGCTGGTGTAGCCGCTGCCGCCGTTCGTGACCTTGATGTAGTAGAGCGGCACTGCTCCGCCGGTGATCGTCGTGGTCGCCGTGGCCCCGCTGCCGGGACCGCCGTTCGCCGGGATGAACGTAACCGCCGGCGCCGTGTTGTACCCGCGGCCGCCGAGCTGAAGGGTCACCGCACTCACCGCGTCGCCGGTCAGCGTCGACGTGGCCCACGCACCGAGGCGCTTGTTGTTGTTGCTGATCCAGTAGATGTTCTGTGCGTTCTGGAACCAGAAGTCCGAATCGCACCCGTACGGCTGCCCGCCGTTGGCGAACCCTTGGTTCGGCACCAGCGTGATGCCCGGCTCGACGCGGTTGTAGTCGTAGTTGTCGAAGATGCGGATCAGCGCACGCTTGCTGGAGAACGACCCGTCCGCGCTCAGGTTGTTCTGCAGCTCGATGCCCCCGCCCGGCAGGCCGAGCACACCGGTGACGCCCGACACCGCCGACCAGCGGAACAGGCCGCTTTCGTCGTCATCCAGCGTGGAGTTGTCGAACTTGAACGTGTCGACCGCCGTGATGTCGTTGGAGTCGACGAACTCCGAGAAGTCCTGCGCGGTCACCCGGTGCGACACGACGCTGCCGCTGGCGAAGGCCGTGGGCGTGGTGCCTTCCTGCCCGCGCACGATGGTCAGTACATCGCCCGACCGCGCCGTGCACTGGCAGATTTCGCGCACCGTGGTCGTGACATTGACCAGCACCAGCCGGAAGGTTTCCCCGACGCCCAGCGACGGGAACCGCGAGCCATGACCGGAGGCCACCGTCAGCGTCAGGTCGGAATCCGAGATGCCCGACGCGAGCGTCGAGCTGGCGAAGTTGGCGAATTTGCGAGCCATCAGGCAAACCTCCGAAGTTGCGGGTGCGACGTGCGGCCCACGTTGCCGCGATTACCGGCCGCCATTCCATCCGTGATCGCGCGGTTCCATAGCGCGAGCTGAACCTTCACCGTGTCGACATCCCGCCACGGCACGTTGGGCTGGGCTGCCAGCATCCACGCCGCGCCGGCGATGATGCCCTCGCGGTACCGGTCGATAATGGCGTCCGCCAGTCCGGCAGCAGCGCGCGTGGGCGCGGCCGTGTAGGCGATCACCAACGCGCTCGACACGGTCTCGTTCGGAATCGGGTGCAGCACGGCCTGCGTCCAGCTGGGGAACCGGATGGTGTTCGGCGCACCGGTAGCGGCCATCAGCCGGTCGGTATCTAGCGTGGTGGCCAGATCAACGACGCGCAGCGGGGCGCCGAGGTACGTCGCATGCTGGACCGTGCGCACCTCCACATCCGTAGGCAGGGTCAGGGTGTATGTCGAGGTGTTCGCCACGACGTTGATCGGGGCAAAGCTCAGTCGGTAGGCGTCGGTGCGGATGAAGAACTCGCGCGCCGCGCGCTGCAAGGCGTTGACAATGACCGGCTGCGGGCACCCGCCCACCAGCACATTCACGTCGGGTACCAGCGTCGTGTATGCAGCCATTACTTGCCTTTCTGCTGGTTGCCGGCGTCCTCGTCATCGCTCAGGGCGCGCACCTGCAGCGACACGCCGAGCGCTTCCATGGCCCGCTGGTAGAACTTGTCCGCACGACCCGACATCACATTCTCGTTGTCGCCCCACTCCACTTCGGCCACCAGCATGTCGGCCGCCACCGGCAGGTAGCGATCGTCCAGCGGCAGCTGGTCGCCCAGCGCAGTCTCCGACGGCGCGATGGTGTACTCAGTCACCAGAAGCTCGTCTCCCACCGCGGGCGGGTAGACGAAGAACACAGACGGGTTGCGCGGGTGGCGCACCCAGTTCACCGGCGGTGCCGGCGTGGCAGAGCGCCAGCTCGGCGCCTGCCGGTCCAGCGTCCCGCGATCAACTTCATCCACCACGGTGCCGCCGGCTACTTGGAAGATTTCCACCACACGCCCGCGGTTGGGAACCGTCTGGATCGTGCCGGGGATGCAGGCAATGTTGCCGATGGTGGTGAACAGGTCCGGGCGGGCGATCGAGATGCGCAGCATCGCACGATGCAGGTACTTCGACAGCACCGCGTCGGAGTACCGCAGGAACGTAGCGTCCTCGTCCTGCAGCGTGGTGCGTGCCAGCTCGATAACCTGTGCCGGGGTCATTTCAGGATCGCATCGGCCACGGGCGAGACCGTAGCGCCATCGAGGCGAGCCAGCGCTTCATTGATGCCGCTGGTGCTGCCGGGCATCTGCGCCGGGAGTTCTTCGAGCGCCTTCACTCTGCGCGGGCGGCGGGACACCACGGAGGGGATCGCCTGCACCAGCTCGGCCATCGAATCGGACATCACCGGGGCGTAGCCTTCTTCCCACGGCAGCGGGCCGACCCACGGCTGGTAATCGGTTTCGTTGGCAGCCAGCGTATCGTTCCACGGGATGCACTCCCCGCTGGCCAGTTGACGAAGGTAGGGCATGTATGTCTCCGAAAAAGACCCGGGGGCATTGCGGCCCCCGGGCTGAATCCCGCGGCTGGGGGAGGAGGAACCAGCGCGGGTGATCGCACTACCTGCCGGTTACGACACCTCGCGCGGCGAGATCAGCAGCATCCAGACACTGATCTTGCCGTTGGTCATCGCGGCGGTGTTGATGGTGAGGCGCAGGTACGTCTGGGTGATGTACGCCTCGGCCGCCGAGAACGGCGCGGCCATGAACGACGCCGCCGCCCCGACTGCTGCCTTCGGGTTCAGCGAGGCGTTCAGGTACTGGGTGGCACCTGCCACGTCACCCAGCGACAGCGTGGGCGAGTTGGCGGTGGTATCGGGCACCAGAACCTCGATGCCCGCGGTCAGCACCATGGAGCCGGCCGGAATGGCGAACACGTCGAACGTGTCGGCCGCGGCCTTGTTGGCGGTGATGGTGTTGAAGTCGATCGTGCGCTTCAACAGGCTCACCGAGTTGCTGGTGTACGGAGCACCCGGCCCTACGGACGTGGTGGACTCCAGAACGGTGTTTGGCATGATTGAATCTCCGGTGAGGGATTACTGACGGACGTAGGCGCGGGCCAGAGCATCGCCCTTGACGATCTTGTAGCCGTAGACCTGCAGGCCACGCATGATCGTGCCGAACGTCGACTCGCCGCGGAGGGTCTCGGTGTTCGTGAACTGCGACGCGAACGCGAGGCCGACCTGATGACCGGCGAGTATGTCGTGGGTAGTGACGCCGTCGGTGTAGCGGCCAAGCAGGTTGCTGACGTACACCGTGAAGCGGTCGATCATCCCGACGCGCCCGTTGCGCATGATCGAGGTGCCGTCACCCGCCAGCGAGGCATCCTTGAGGTCGGACTTCTTGATCAGCGCCGCGGCCCACGCCGGCATGACCACGAAGCGGCCGGTCTCGGGGATGTTCTGCTCATCCAGCACGGTGCCGAGGTCGACGATCTTGTCGAGGATGTTGCTCTTGGTCAGCTGGAACGGCGAACCGGTGACGCCGAGGTCGATGCTCTGCGAGATGCGCCCCGCCGTCGCGCCGCGGTTGGCGGCAACGATGTCGGTACTCACCGCGACGTTGAGCAGCACGTCGGAGTCGATGGTGATCTTCAGCTGCTCGGATGCGTCGGACGACCACATGTTCATCTGGTCGATGTCGTTCTGCACCTTCGCCACGTCATCGAGCACGACTTGGAAATACTTGCCCTTGTCGATGTTCAGCTCGACGATCGGCGACTCAGGGCGGTCGACCGTCAGGTTCTGGTTCATCACGTAGTTGCGGATGACGATGCTGGGGACGGTGCGAATCTTGACCTTGTCGCCCATCGACTTGATCTCGCCCTCGTAGGTCGAGTTCGAGATGAACGGCAGGACGCTGGCGTCGTAGAACTTCTCCAGCAGTTTGCCGGACCAGATTTCTGGGGTGAAGGTACCCGAGTAATTCGGGGTACCGGGCGCGGCTGCGTACGGCATGATGGACCTCGTTGGTTATGCGTCAGGCGGGGATGACCCGTCCTTCAGCTTGAGCTTTGAAGATGTCCGCCTCGATCCGCGCTGCTTCCGGCCCCTTCGCACGGCCTGCGACCTTGTCGTCGTAGAACCGCTTGATCTCCGAAGGGTGCCACATCCGGCCTTCGCCACGGGAGGTGGGCGGCGGTGCTTCTCCGCGCCGGGTCTCCGGGGTAGCTTGGTCGGCAAGTGTCCGCCGGGCCGGCTGTTGCTGCTGAGCCGGGTTCGTGTATTTCGCAGCACCGGGCCACGCGAAGAAGTACCGCGCCACCCGTTCTGCTGCCCACGCTTGCACAGCGCTGTCGAAGTCAGCCTTGAGGGGCCGACCGGTCAGCGGGTTCTCGGATTGCAGCCATTCGATGAACTCCAGATCGTTGTTCCACGCTTCCAGATTCGGCACGAGCGCGGAGAGCTGGCTGTAGAAAGCCTGCTGCTTCTGCTCGGCTGATTCGGTCGCGACACCACGAACTGTGTCTTCGAGTTGCTTGTTGCGCTGCGCCAGTTCCTGAACCGTGCGCTGGAGCGATGCTGCCAGCTCCTTTGCTTCGTTCAATTCGGCGCCGACCACTTCTCGGGCCTTGCGCCCCACGACATCCAGAAATTCGGGCTGGTACTCCGCGATTTCTTCGGGGGTAAGGCCAGAGGCGGCAGGCGCCGTGCGCGCTGCAAGCCGTCTTTCCAGCTCGTCCAACCGGGCTGCGAGGTCACGGTTGTCCGATTGCAGGCGGGCGTTGGCTTGCGTCAACTCCTCGCGTGCGTCCAACAGGGGCTTGTGCATCCCCTGCAGGGTACGAAACTGTCTGAACAAGGCGTCGTATTCCGCCTTGGAAACTACCTCTCCGTCGATCTGCGCGGGCCGCGGGGGGCGCGCTTCGATCGCTTCGACATACTCCGGGGGCACACCTGTGTCCGTCGATTGTGGTGCCGGGGGTGCGTCCTCTGCAGCGGCCGGGGCCGTTGCTTCGCGGATCAGTCGGTCGGCTTCAGCAGCCGCATCTGCTACTTGCTTAGGCAGGGCCATATCCTAGCTCTTGGTCAGCGCCCGCTCACACTCAGCGGGCAGTTGGAGAATCCGCTCCAGCGCCTCCACAGCCCCTTGGCTGCGGAAGATGGTCGGCGTATCGGTCGACGTGTTCAGGCGCGTCTGCGCCCGGTCACGTTCGTCACGAATGGACTTGGCGAACTCTGCCCACCCCATCGAGCGCGACAGCAGCACCACGGCGCGCGCCTGCTCCGGGCTCAACTGCCCCGGCATTGCAAACCGCTGTGGAACGACTGTGCTCATGGTTACTCTGTCAGTAGTGAGCGCTCACCCGTGAGATGCTGCTCTACCCACGTGTACTTGTCAACAAAATCAGAACGGCAGAGAGTCGCTGTGTCGGCGGAACATAGACCGAGGGATGCCGCTTTTCCACCGCCGCATGTCAGTCAGTAAATACACCGCAACGACAGTCAGCCCCGCCGCATCTGTCAGTGTGTGCGTCCCGCCCGCCAGCGTCTCCAGTCCACGGGCTGCCGCCCAGCCAGCCATCCCGATGTAGCACAGGATCACCAGCGGGTTGTGGGCCTTGAACGACACGAGCGACAGCCGGCAGATCACGCACATGATCACCGCAGTGCCGCTAATCAGAATGATCAGCGCAAGCATTACCTGTCTCCGAATTTTTGCAGCCGCTTCGCGGCTGCTTCGACTGCGCTCTGCAGGAACAGCTGCGCGCCGAATCCAATGAAGAACGCGCTGGACACCAGCGCGCCTCGGCTTCCCGGGGTTGATGCCATCTCCGCCAGCCCGTGCGCCGTAGCGCTGGCTGCCACCGTCGATGCTGCCACGGCAATGGCAGACTTCACGGTGTTGGTCGGCTTGTCGTCGAAGGCCAGTCGCACCAGCGCTCCCAGCATCCCCCAGACGACGGCGTAGTAATCCACGCCGATCAGCGCGATCGAGATGGCGGAAAGAGAGGCGGCTATGGCCACCGCTCCGGTTGATGTTGCCGGGTCGCTCACTCCGCGTCCTGCTCCGGCGCCAGATCACCCCGACGCACGCCACTCAGTTCATCGAGCCAGTACAGCAGCTCGTCATCGCTGCGCGTATCCGCCACGCCGTCGTCGATGATCGCCTTCAGCAGTTCGTAGGTACGCTGGATGGCGGTCCGCTCGGGGCCGGTCTCCGGCAGCGCAGCCAGCCGGGCGTCGATCAGCTCGTGGCACTTCGCATCGTCGTACCAGCCGTGACCGTCGTCGAGAAGTTGGTCGCCGAACCCCCTGAGTTCCGCGTTGATAGCGGCCCGCAGGACGGCTGAATCGCCGATGGCCGCGAGTTCATCCTTGGTGAGCGCGTGAATGCGAGCCATGTCAGATGTCCAGTACGTCGACGAAGTTGGAAAACCGAGTGCGGTTGACCATGATCGCATTGCGCTCGGCCACGGTCAGGCCAAACCAGCCGAGAATCTGGTCATACACTTCCTCAAGCGAGCGATACGGATACATGATTCCGCCGAGGTTGATGTCGCGGGTTCCCGTACCGTTAACAGAGATCGCCGCCGGCCAAGGTCCGAGGATGCCGGTGCTGCCGTCAACGCCAGCGCCGCGCACCTTCCCGCCAGAAATGAACATGGCATAGGCCCATGCGTGATCCGTTCCAGCGCCGCCCT